GCGGTTCCGCTTGGGGCTGTTCTTTCGGATCGACAATGCCCTTTTCGGCGCGAAGATATTTGGCGTGCTCCCCGGCCAACATTTGCATTGCCGCTTTTTCACTTTTCTTGGTGCCGTCGTTCTCAATCCCGGTGGGGATTTGGTAACGATGGCCTTTGAAACGGAACTGCCCCCACCATTTGCTAGAACCTTCACGCTTGTACACGTTCATTTTCGTCCACTCCTTTTCTGTTTGTGTTACAGTGTCATACCGCAGGTGTAGCAACTATAACCCGATGTGCCCCATTGTCAAGAGGATTGTTATGAAAGGCAAACCCCTGAAATACAACAGCCCAACGCAAGTACGTCTTGAACAAAAACAGCGCGAGGAAATCGAAGCTATCGCCAGAGCAGAGCACCGTAATTTTACCGATACCATGCGACTGTTGTTGCTGCTTGGAATGGAGAGGTATAAAGCAACTGGTAAATTGTGGGGGAAGGTCTAAGCCTTCCCCCTGTGGCGCAGAAACCCCGGCAGTTCGCCCCGTTCCTTACGCGCTTGGGCGGAAGCCTTGGCTACGCGGCTGCGTGTCCTGGTGGTCAGGGCATCCCGCTGTCGCGCTATGGCATTGGCCACACGGGGTGGCAGAGCCAGCCGCGTGACTACGTTGGACTCGTCAATGCACTCTATAAACACGGTGTCGCCATCCTCCGCGTGCCGTGCCGTTTCGATAATGAAAGTTTCCGCTGTGCCCTTGACCCGCTCCACGGTCTTGATGGTTGTGGGTTTGGTGAACAGCACCTCTCCTGCTCCGCGTTGCATCTCCAAGCTGCCGCGTGTGTCGTCATATTTCGATACGCTTTTGCCGTTGTCCATGGTGGCAGTCCTCCACGACTGCGCGACCATGTTACCAAATCGCAATTTTGCATTTCCGTAAAGAGTGACAGTTATCCGCACAACTTTGTCTCTGGGCAACCGTTAAACCGATTTAACGATTTTTGAAAATAGTTCTAGGTGCATGGATAGGAGCTATGCGCAAGGTCAAGCGCAAGGTCAAAACTAAAAACAGTCTTCAAAATCCTAGGCGTAGTAGCGATCCCGATCCTTGCGCCAGCGTAAAAAAATCCTGGGATCGTGTTTGAGCAAAAGCAGTGCGCTGGCCATTACCTCTTCATGATGTAAAGGAAGGTCCTCATATTCGCGGGGGCGGTAGCAAGTGCAAAGCGTCAGGCACGATTGGCCTCTTCGCATACCTCTTGGCATGCGGATAATCGTGCTGGGAGCAACTATAAAAGTCCATCCTTGAACTTTTAGCTCATAGCTAACTCTGTCTATCAGCCGTGCGCCCACCGCTTCTACTACGCGAGCAAGATTTATTTTGGCTTGGTGTTCTGCAGACATGGATTTATTGCGCTCCTCGAAAGATGCGGCGCTCAACAGGTCTAAGTACGTTGAACGCCGCATTAAGTGCTTCATCCCCCGACCAGCGGACGAACAATGGTCACGTCACGGGTTTCCGTGGTGACCGTATCCACGGCTTCGCCTGTGGCCATGCTAAAAGCCTGACCATGCAACTCGCGTTCGTATTTATTTACCACGCGGTTGACTTCCTCCATGTCGGCGGTAGCCGGATCGTACTCCAACAGAACATCGTGCCCACGGTAGCTGAACACGATTACTTGCTCTTTCCGCGAACGTACACGTGTGATTTGCTTCATGGTTGCTTCCCTTCTTTTGGCGTGCTTCCCCCTCGTAGAAGACACCAAAGCCTTTCTGAAAAAATCCCCTCGCGTTCGCGGTTAGGCCGCGTGACTTTTATCTTCTCTGCGCTTTTGCTCTGCCTCAATGCGTCGATAGGTCAGTGCCTTCTGCTTCAGATGGCGCTCGAGCATATGAGACAGTACCGCTCTGTAACGTCTATTGGTGTACTTAAAATAGTCTTCACCAGGACGCGACTGCGGATAGTAACCGCAAGCTGGACAATCCACGCGCCAGAAGCCGATGCTCTTACCGCACCTCCTCAAACGCCAATAGTTCTGAAAGTCGCCGTCTAAGTGCCGCGCCATTTGGCGCAACTCGCTCGCCAAAATGGGTAAGCTGTTCTTCGCTGATTTTGATGATTTTGCTTTCGATGAGCGCCCAGGCGTAACCGATAAGTTCGCCCTTGCTCGGCGGGGTGCTTTGCTGGTTGTTGCTTGTGTCGTTGTTTGTTGCTCGGACTGCTGCGTTACTGCCGTTGTTGGTGTTGTGGACATGAACGAGGTTTTCCTCCTGTTTGCCGTATTTGTAGAAACGATACTTCACTACATTTGCTGCAAGGCCCATGCTTCGGCCAATTTCGGGAAACTCCAAGCCTTTGGCTCGCAGTCTGATAATGCGCGGCATACTCTTCAAAATTTCACGGTTAGGTTTTCGTATTCCTCGCGGTCGCCCCACAACATTACCTGTTGGAATATGGCTGGTCTTGCCATGCTGAAGTTTAAGTTTCCAATAGAAGGCCATGCCCGTGGTAATGCCGCATTTCTGCGCCACCTGTTTTCCGGTCAGACCTTCGCCAAACAGTTGCAAAAGTTTGGGAACAAAATGAGGCAGTTTGCCGTTTTGATTTCCGGCAAGGTGTCGGTTGGCTTTTACGCTGTGTCCCATGAGGTGGTTATGAAACTGGTTGTACAGCCCTTGCTCTTTCATCCGGCGTATCTTGCCGACCTGATCTTTGTTCATCTTGGTGATCTTGGCTATCTCTGTTGCGGTGGCGTGTTTCTTTTCGAGCCTGTTCAAAGTTTCCAACTGCTGCGGAGTAATTTGCAGGTGATATATCTTAATGGGTTTGGACAACTGCGCCTGGGCTGCTGCGTTGTTGCTGTTTGCTTCATCGTTCATGGTTGCGCTCCTCGCGGTGTGCTGCGGTCACTGATTTGTAAAACATAGGCTACATCGTCGGATAGCCTAATTTCTCGAAAATGTATTACCAGGGGACCTTCTTCAACAATTTTGCCGTGTACCACAGCCACAAGAATGTCCACCGCTTCGCGCACGTAGGCTTGAAAGAGTTGCTCGCGGTCGTCGCTGATGCGAGCGCGGTAGTAGTTCTGTTCAAGGATACGCAGACGAGACAAACGTAGTTGCGAAACGCGGGTGACGATGAGTTGGGGCAAAACACGCGGCATATAAAGTAACAATGGTTGCGGTTCCGGTTGCGGATCATCCGTCCTTGTGTTTCTCTTTTTTATCATTCAAAGCCTTCCAAGCCTCTTCTACGTAGCGGATAGCAAGACGCTGCAAGCCAATGTCAAAAGGATGGGGCGGCTTGGGCATCTCTGTTTGCAACTGACCTGTCGCTTTGAAGTCTGCGATAGCTTTTTCAAGCAGTCGCCGCACCACGTCGGAAACATCCCGCTTGGTGCTGTCGGTAATCTTCAAAATGGTGACCATGGTGCCGGACTCCACGCGAACGCAAAGTGACTCCGTTTTTTTGGTTTTTCGCAACGTTGCTGCCATGTTCACCTCACTGCGCTGGGGGGGACAGTGAAATCTAGTTGGGCATTTTTATAACATCGGGTGCTGTGTATTGCAAGTACGTACGCAGTGCTACATGTCATCAAATCCACAGGCACTAGCAAAAGATGAAGTTGACATAGTAACTCTCAAAGCGTACATCCTGTCAGACAGTGTTGTACGGTTCGCTGGATTTCAGGGGAAGGACGATGATGGAAACGAAACCAGCCGAACGGACCACTTCTGTTGCTCTGGTTATCCGCGTTCCTCAACAATTGCGTAAGCGCTTAATCACCTACGCGAGCGAGCGGGAATGGACCATTTCTCAAGTTGTCCGCAAGGCTCTCGACAATTATCTAAGCAAAAACGGCACCGGGAAAGCTCCATGAACGACGTGGCGCTTGCTCCCTTGGCGGTAAGCAGACGGCAAGCTGGTGAGATGCTGTCGGTCTGTGAAGCAACCATTTCTAATTTGATACGCAAAGGGAAACTGAAAGCCTGTCGCGTGGGGGACCGCATCATTGTCCCGATCACGGAACTAGAACGCTATCTCAGGGATCATCCAGCGGTCCAAAAAACAAAGTAATCGAGGCAAGCCATGGAACGGAAAGATTGGTTGGCCCTCCGACGCCTGGGCCTTGGAGGGAGCGATGCTGCGGCTGTGCTTGGACTGTCGCCATGGAGGTCCGCTATGGACGTGTACATGGACAAAAAAGCCCTGGCCGACGAGGAGTTTTCCGATCCGGAGAAGAACTTTCTTCTGGACCTGGGACTGCAACTCGAACCCATTGTAGCGCGGCTGTATGTGCGGCAAACCGGACGGGAACTCATCGTTCCCAGCGACAATATCGTACATCCTTCGCATCCGGAGTTGCGCGGCACTCCCGACCGTCTGGTGCAGAACGAACTGCGCGGCGTGGAGTTGAAAACCGAGAACGAGTTCACCGATCAATTTGGCGATCCCGGCACGGACCAAATCCCGCCGCATTATCTCATCCAATGCGCTCATTACATGGCCATCACCGGGATGCCTTTGTGGGACGTGGCGGTGCTGCACGGCAGTTCGCGTTTTGCCATCTATCCGCTCGAACGGGACGCCGAACTCGAAAGCCTGTTGATCGAACGCCTCACAGAATGGTGGCACAAGCACGTGGTGCTGGACATTCCTCCGGATATGGACGGCAGTGACGCCTGGAAAAGCTACCTGCACAAAAAGTTTCCTCACAATATCCGGCCTATCGAGGAAATCCAAGCCAACTCCGCGTACCTGATCGAAGAACTGCGCCGCGTGCATTTGGTGCAAAAGCAAATGGAAGGGTACCGCCAGGAAATGGAAAACAAGCTCAAGGGCATCATTGGCGACCGCGAGGGAGTGTTTTCCTCCTGCGGACGGGTGACTTGGAAACGCACCCGCGCCAGCGAAAAAATCGACTGGGAAGCGGCCTTCCGTTTACTGGCGCAACAAAGTGATGTGGATCACCAACAGATTTCCGACCTGATCGAACAATGTACCGAGAAGAAAGCAGGAGTGCGGCGTTTCCTGTTTACCGCCGCGAAAGGAGAGCAAAGCTATGCCGACAGAGCCATCCAAGCAAGCGTTGACCTTCCCCGTCTTATTAGAGAAATACAAGGGGGAAATCGCCAGAGCACTCCCGAAACATCTCAGTCCGGAGCGCATGGTGCGGATAGCGCTAACCAGCTTCCGGAGAACACCACAACTGAACCACTGTGATGCCCGCACCATTTTTGCAGCGGTGCTGACCGCCGCGCAATTTGGCTGGGAAATCGGCATTCACGCCTTCCTGGTGCCCTACAAAAACACCAAGAGCGGGACCATGGAGTGCCAACTGGTTCCGGGGTGGCAAGGGCTGACCGATCTGGCCTCGCGCAGCGGACGCGCTTCGGTGTGGACCGGAGCGGTATACGAAGGGGACAAATTTGACTATGCGTTGGGTGACTCGCCGCACGTACGCCATCAACCCCTCGCGGTGGAAGAAACGGCTGACAAACTAACGCATGTCTACGCGGTGGGCCGCACCACGGGCGCAGCGTGGCCCGTGATTGAAGTCTGGCCCGTGAAAAAGGTCAAGGCCCACCGCGACAAATACAATAAGCAAGGCAATAAGCACTACAGTTTTGAGCACCTGGAAATGTACGGTCGCAAGGTGGCGCTGCTGCAAGTGCTCAAGTACATGCCCAAGAGCGCCGAACTGCAAACCGCTATTGAAATCGACCACGAGGCGGAACGCGGCGAAAAGCAAAACCTCAATCCCGGCCTGCCCATCGACACGGGCGAAATTGTCGATATAGGCAAGCCCGAGGATTTTGAGGATTTTCCTGGCCCCAAAGAGAAAAGCACCACCGAAGCGCTCAAGGACAAATTGAAGGGCAAACAAGAGCAACTTAGTTCCACGGAAGTGCAAGAAGCGTGGCCCAAGAAAGACAACGATGAAAAACTCCCCTTCTGACCTGGAACTCTGCCCCACCTGCCATCAACCGCTGCCCCCGCAAGCCCATACTGCCCCAGGAGCAGCAGAAATAAAGTGCTTGTACTGCGAGAAACGCGCCGATTTTATCTGGCAGCGCACACCCTTGTGTTTTGAGCATTGGAGCACCATGCGAAACGTGCGCCATATAAGGAAACTCTATGGCAACCTTCGGACCTGACTTCGACCCGTTACTAGATAGTGACCGCATCCAGAAACAAATGGAGCGCATCCGCGAGGTCATGCTGCTGGCCAGCGAAGCCAACAAATGGCTGACCCTGGCGGAAATCGAACAGGTTACCCGCTACCCGCAAGCCAGCATCTCCGCGCAGTTACGGCACCTGCGCAAGGACGCCTTCGGCAGCTACATCGTCAGGAAACGTCGCCGCGAACCTGCCTATCGCGGGATATGGGAGTACTTGGTGAAGAAACGGCCCCGGCAATTGAACTTTGTATGGCAAAGCGAAGAGGAGGAGTTCTTTTGAGTTGTCCGATCTGCGGAGCGCATTGCAGGTGCCGCAAGCGCGGCAGCGACGGCACCTGTTGCTCCTGTCATAAACACAAGGCTAGACGCAGCATCCGCCCGGAGTTTTACATCACTGCGAACCTGACCCAGAGCGAAGTCGCGGCAGTAGCGCGGCACCGCCAGGAACTCGATCAAACCTTCCTCCTCATATTAACTGATTGGTACACGAGAATGCGGCTTGCGGAGTACGGCGTTGAACCTCAAGGAAGCAGAAGAGCTACTGCAGTACCTGAAGCGGCAGACGCAGATCACGGAATACTGGTGCGTGGAAACGGATGAAGGCATTAAGCTGGAAGTCTATCCCCTTGGCTATGCCGCCGATTTCGAGTGGCGCGATCTGCTGACGGTCCTGCCGCGCAAGTATCAATACGCGCTTTTTGAGGGCACCTACGAACCGCATCGTGTTCCGCACTGGCATCCCTTCCACATGTGGGAGCAGGAACTGTACGTGTTCTACCGCGAGTTGCGCGAACAGATGGCCGCAGCGCTCCGCGATCTGCACCACGCTCCCTACGCCCGCCGCAAGGGCGAACTGCAAGCCAGCAAAAGCTGCGGCGACAGCGGCGCGGCGGTGAGCGGATTAGCGCCGCAGCCGGAGGATTTTACCGCCGAACTGGGCACCATCCGCCCTTTACTGATGAGTAAACCAAAAGGCCACGGCACGTACTGGCGTATGAGCCGGGGGCGGCGCTACCTGACGCTCCCAGAGGTGCAGGAACTGAAACAGGATTTCTGCCGATTGCTCGAACGTTTCATTGAGGGAGACGGTTAAATGGCCCGCCGCGATTATCCGGAACTGCGCCCCTGCGGGAAATGCCGCAAGCCCATGTGGTGGCACCTGCAAGTATCGAGCGTGCGTCAGGACGACGGGCACCGCTTTCGCCTGAAGGGGCGCAGGTGGCCCTGCGGGAGGTTGCGGAGATGAAATACTACCGTTTTTTCCCCGGTGACTACGAACAAGATACCGTCGAACTCACCTTTGCAGAAAATGGGATTTATCGTCGCCTTCTCGATTGGCAATATTCCACCGAAGAACCAATCCGCGACGTAGCCCATGCTTGTGTCATCCTCAAAAAGCGCAGACCGGAAAAATCCAATTACGAAAAAGGTACGAAAAAAGTACGAAAAATACTCGAAAAATATTTTCCAGACGGATGGAATGCGCGTTTCCTCAAAGAGCTAAATCATGTAAATGAAATAAGTTCCAAAAGACGCAAAGCTGCATTTGCAAAGCACCTACATAGCATAAGCACACATACTCTAGACATAAGACAAGAGAAGAGAAGAACTACTAACATAGAGTTAAGCCAAGATCACCCGCCCTCCGCGCCTGTGGAAAACCCCGATCCACCGCAAGAAAAACCCTCCGGTTTAAGCGAAGAAAAAAACCTTCCCAACGGCAACGATCCCGTTGCGGACCAACTCCACGAACTACGCATTGAACTCCAGAAGCTAGAGCTAAGAAAGCGAGGACTACTCCCATGAGTACGACGATCACCGTCCCCTTGGTCCCTCCGAGTCCCAACGTTTTACGCCGCCAGTACCGCCACCCGCAAGCCTACAAACGGCTTCGGGAAACCTGGGAGCACTCCCTCGCCTATGCCGTTCCCTCCGCGACCGTGCGCTGCCATCTCTTGCGGCAAGCCAGCAAGACTCGCGTGCGCGTAAAGATCACCGTCTTCCACTCCTCGCAGTACGACCCTGACAACCTTACTGCGTGCTGTAAGCCAGTCTTAGACGCATTACGAAACATAGGCTACATCCATGACGATGCCGAAGAATGGCTGGAACTTGCCGCACCGCAACAACGCAGCGGGAAGAACACGTTGGAACGCAAGACGGTGGTCGAAATCGAGGGAGTGTGAGGCATGTGGATAAATCCCAACACCAACAAAGGCTGGACGGACGGAGAAGAAGCTATCTTCATGGAGATACAATCAGTAAGCAGACTTACGCGCATACAGTCGATCCACTTGTGGAAGCGTTTTTGGAAAAACTCCAAGAGGGCTGTGGTGGTTGCCAAGCGAGATTATCCTGCGTTTACGTCAAAGCAGAGAGCCAATTTCCAAAAGCAAGCGGAACGACTTCAGGGAGCACGTGACAAATCAATGCCACATCAGCGCATTTGGCACAGCAGCGCACAATGCGGGTAAGGTCGAGGATTTCCTCATGCCATCAGTTTTGACCCCGTTGTAGGCAGAAACTTTGCCGACCCCAGTATGGGGGGCTACTTGCGGAAATGTTCTTCCCATTCGCCCCACACCCAGGCTATCAGAATGCTCAACACCAATATCCCGAGGATCGTCACGTGGGCTACCTCGCCAACGGTCCACCGACTGTCGCGGTAAGACCGTTGACGCCATAGCCAACGACGTAGGCTACAGCTACCCCCTCGCGGGAGTGGACACTAGCGCGAGAGGGAACTTGTCCGGACGCGTACCTCCCGGTACTGCGCAATGGTCTTTCGCGCTTCCTGGCACGCCTCGCGGATCATATCGTGGAAATAGCTCCCGCACCTGCCGCGCTCCCCGCGTGCCTCATACTCGCGGTTCTGCTGGCCACACTCGCGGTGGTCCATGAAATCCTCCAGCGATTTGTAGACGCAGTTGCCCAAATACGCCTCGCCTACTTTGTCGCCATGGTAATACACGGCAACATGCGCGACGAAGGCAATCAGTTCCCCATCGTCCAAACCCTTGGCCACCTCCCCGCTGTCGTCCCAGGAAATATCCAGGTCTTCTTCGGGGAAGGCCTGACAGATCACCGAAAAGTTTTTGGTTCTAAACTCGCGCATCAATCCAAGTCTCCGGTACATGGTTGTCCACTCCATTTACTAAGATTTAACTACGGGAACGAATGCTTCCCTTGCTCCGCGTCTGTCACCCACGGAGGATAGCGAAACACTCACCTGGACCTACTGCTGAAGTGCGGGCTGTGCAGCGCTAAGCCCAACACATACTCGACACAGTAGGCCAAGTACATGGGATCATTCTCCTGCCCCAGTGCCTTGTTGATGCGTTCGAGGTTGGGTTTGATTATCAAGTCGGCAACACGTTGCGCGTAAGTTTTTCCGTCCGTGGTCCACTCCCCACGCCATATCTGCGCTGCCAGCATGATTTCTTCTTCGCTCAAAAAGTCGTGCAAGCGGATGAGCTTCATGCGCGTATCCAGTACTCTACCCCGTCAAAGTCCGCGCTCATATAATCGGCCTTGAGCGCATCCGCCGCCGCTTCCCAGTCGATATGATCGTTTGGCCAGGAAGCGTTTTTGTCGATTGCGCCAATGTCTTCGGCAAGTTGCTGGGCGTACTCCTCGAAATAAGAGTCCCGAATGAGGGTTTCCCCGTGGTTCCAATCCGGCGAACCAGAGGCTTCTTCTTCGAGCTTTTCGAGCGCTTTCAGTTCGTTGTACTCGTCCTCGCCAAAGTCCACGGAAGAGGCAAAGGTCCTGCCGTCCGCAGCGGTGAGCATATCCTGATCGTCCGGATTTTCCGCCGCATCGTCGCGGTAGTCCTGCAGTTCGCGTATGCGGCGGATCACGTCTCGACTGTCGATTATGTCTTGACCGTTGTGTACTTCGTTTCTTGCTCTAATCATGGTGTGTCCACTCCAGTTTAGTTTTTAGATTTTTGAGAGGGAGGTTGACGTACTCCCTCTCCGTGCTTGCAGTTGATGAGGCTGCTACGCTGGCCACATGGCGGGAGAAAACTCCCCGTTGCGGGGAAAGAGGTTTTCGTAACCATGCAGCAAGACCGTTGCCTTATTGGTTATCATCCTCCAGGCGTTCCAACCGTTTTTCATGCGCATGCACAATCTTGGCCAAGTCGGCAACCAGTTGCGCCAGACTGGCCACCGCATTGGTTAATTGGCGCACCTCTTCAGTTAGCTTGGCTTCGTTTTGCAGCAACATCTCTAGGCCGCGCTCGAAACGATCCAATCGTTCTGTGTCGCTCAATCTATCCTCCCTGGTCCTTTGGCGATTTCGGACCACGCTTCGTTGTGGTACTGGAAACAGGTGCCGCACTTTTTGCAGCCCGCCGTGTACAGTCCTGCTGCGCCACTGACAAAAAGAAATTGACGCCAATTGTGGTTGCCGCAAGGACAGAGTAGTTTGCCCTCCGCAATCTTGCGGCAGTCGTCGAAAAACTTCTGAGTTTTCTGGTCCATGGTGCTCACTCGTTTTCGAGATGCTCCCAGAGCGCTTGCTCGCGCTTAGTACGCTCGCGCATCTCTTCTGCGGTGTACACTCCGCGTGTGTCGTACCACTCGCGCAGCGCTCCCCGGAAATACTCCACCATATCGGCGTCGATTAGTTCCTGCGAAGTGTCTTGAAAATGGATGACCACCTTTTCGCTACCACCCCGCAAACCTGCGGCAGGTTCCGCGTGCCATAGCACTTCAAAGATTAGCTTTGCCATTGGTCCACTCCTCGGCTAAAAATTTTTCCTTTCTCAGTATGCCCAACTTAACACGAAATTTTTTTGAAACGCCAGTATCAACATTAGCGTACGTAACATATTGAGCGCTGGCCTGTTGCTCCCTGGCATGCTCCCCGGCGAGGTGCTCTTCCCTGGCCAGGGACGGACGCGGGAGAGGGATTGTCTCCCCTCTCGCGTCTCGCGTTTCCCGTTTACTTGTCTATCACCTCCAGAGACGCCGTGGATACCATGCAAATGAACCGTCCGGTGGACGGATCACCCACATAGCATTGACCCATGGTATTCTCGCGAGGTGCTCCAGGTAGACGGATCACTCGCACGGTTTGTCCCTTTTGCAAGGTATTCCCCTGGCACGGATGGAACACGTCCCAACCTACTGGGGAATACTTATACAAACCATTTAGACGCACTTTTCTCATCGTTTGAGGTTTTCTCCCTTGTGATTTTATTTCGAGGTTACATCTCACCTCTGACGCGTCCCTCACGGATCACGCGAGGGACGCCTAGGCTGTGAGAGGTTTACCCTCCGCTAATCCCACACGGGACGAGCAGCCCTTGCGGTATAGTCGAACTCCCTGGCCACGTGCACCGTGTAGGTAGTATTGGCTTCGAGGTGTACCGTGCCATGTTCTTCGTGCACGATAGAAACGCCACGTTCCGATACTTTAACGATGGCATCCCCCCATGACGGACGGAACACCTCCGCGTCGGTTAACACCTCCACACGGTGGTGATGTCCGGTGGCCTCTCCCTCACGGATCACTCCGTCTGCTACTTTGGCCCTTTGCAGGTAGTCCGTGTTGGTATCTATGGAATACTGTGGGATAAAAAGTAAATCACCTTGCCTAATTAAATTGGCCATACGATTGTCCACTCCTGATTTAGATTTACCTACTCGACACGTATTAGGTGTCTATTGCGCATCCAATCCGAAACGCACGGGATGCGCGATAGCTGCCTAAGTTTCTTGCGTCAACTGGCCTAGATAGTCGGTAGTGTTGAACATCCAATCCAGGGCGGCAGACACGCTAGTGATGTTCGGGGGAACCATATTGAGATAAACTGCGCCAGTACTTGGACACGTCATCTTTAATCCCACTAAGGACTCACCATTCCACCTATCCGCACGGATCACTAAGCGGAGTAGAGCGTAGTCCTTGAGCGTGGCTACCGTTTCGGGATTGGCGTCTAGAAAAAACCGTTCCATCCCGTAGCACATCATTTTCGCCGTACGTATGGTGGTATTGTTTTCCGCAAGAATGCTTTGCACCGATAGATCACGGTACTTGTGCTCTTTTCGGATCACCTCGCATCCACACGTGTACTTGCCAATGGCCAAACGCCTAGCACGTCGAAAAGCACGGGAAAGTGTCTCGCAGTGGCGTCTCTCCCATCTTCCCTTGTTCGCATATTGGCATCCCGTGCGGATCACCTGGATGCCGCGTGATTTTCTCAACCAATAATTAGCGCGATTAATCGGGCGCTTCTCCGCGTTCCGTTCTTCGCGTCTCGCGTCTCGATACTCTTGGACGTTTCCCCCAACTATGCTTCCGTCTGGATTAATGGTGGCGTCCGGATCACAGGTTACCTCCGGACCTTTCGGGTTGCGCCAGGAGCCACAGGAAAGCACGGTCATTCCGTCCGAGTTTCGCCTACTGCTCATAGGTTCCCCATGCACGGAATAATCGGAGGGTAGGTATTGGTTCATGCGATCATAGGTGGTCCGCGTGTGATAACCTCCGGTATTTACCTCTATGCTACCGTCTGAAAAGAACGTGAGAATGTCCGTTTCATGTAGCAATACCGCGTAGGCATCCGGATCACCTGTGCCTTGTGTGCGTCTCTTTAGGTAGGTATTGTTGGCCAATCGTTTCGACTGGGAACACCTCCCCACGAGAAGTTTGTTTGCCTCACTGTAGTTCATCGTTTGTTTTTCTCCCTTGTGTTGGCGTCTCTCATCAGTGGCGAGTATCACTCACCATACGTCCGGATCACGCGAGAACACCTCTCCGGACGTTTCGAGACTAGCGAGTTTCCCAGTACGCCAAATTGGCGAGCACGACGGATACGGTGTCTCCCTGCAGGGTACGGAGCACTAGCGTCCCGTTCTCGGGAACGAGCACCTCTGTTACGTCTGAAACTACACGGTCATTTTCCGCATTAACGAAATGAAGTACGACGCGTACGGTTTTTCCGTCGTACTGCAGGCAATCGTGACACTCGCATTTTCCATACAGTGACTGTTTGTAATTGTGTTCCATTTTTTCTCCCTTGTGTTTTCCTCTCATCAGAGCACGTACCACGTGCTTACGTCCGGAGCACCTCCGGACGTTTCGAGGTTTAATCGTACATGCCGCGTACTTCGTTAGCCCATCCAATTGGATCATTCTCACGCGTGCAACTGTCGCAAACATAATGGTGGCGTCCCTTGTACGCGGAAATAGGTGCGCCGCATTGTGGACAGGTGAACCGTGATCCACTACGCGGAGGTGTGGGAACACCGGAGAAACATTCCTTACACTTTCCCTCGTGTTCCCTGGCAAAATGTTTGGTGGTAATCCCCTGGCAAGAGATGCAATTGGTTTGATATTTCGAGAACTGAGAACGGATCACTCCGCACCTCCGTCCCGATAGTGTTCTTCCCATAGACCAATTACATACGGTAGGTAGAACAAGAGAAAAACGAAACCAAGTAATTGGATCACTGCGCACCTCCGTCGTTCGAGGTGAGCATGAGCATGCTAGCGAAATAGTTCTCTTTGTCCGGATCACGTCCCTCTGCGATAGCCTTACACTTGCGCTTAGCTATCTCATACCGTATTGAGGTGTAATTGCAGAGACACTCTCCGGAGTTTAACGCCGTAAGTTTGTAGAGAAACAAGGTAACGATGGGATGAGTGTTAACGTAGTCCGTCCCGCGTCCGCGTTCCCTGGCATGCTCCCAAACTACAAGCAATACCTGCTCTGCTAGCGTGTGGATCACTCCGCTAGCATTGCACGCGTTCTGTACGTCTAACGCGAGTTTTGCCGCTAACTGCAAAGTAATTGTCATTCGTTTGTTTTCTCCCTGGTAAAGTGCGCCTCGCGTCCCGGTCGAGTTATCACCTCAACCCTGAAAATGAGACGCCTAGATATAGCTGTATAGCAGTGTAACACAGAACGAAAATATTTTCAACACCTCGGAAAATGACAATACAGCAAAGAGAAAAACAAGAGGAAAAAAAGATAAGATAAGCTTAATATGTATTGCCAGTAAACACGCGAGAACGTTTTACGAGGGAAAATGCGTTTCGCGTCCCTGGTATTTGCGTCTCTCACCTCGCGTCCCTGGCATCTCTCGAACGAGCACGGGACGGATCACCTCCGGGCGCATCCGTGTTGGTATCATTAGTGACTACAGGGACGGACGCCACCGGACGCAAGTGTAACTCGCGAATGTACTTACTGATAACGTTAATCGGTTTGTAAAACCGACGTGCTGCCTATACGTACGGGTAATTGTATACGTACTGGTACGGGAACCCCATCCCATCAGAGCAAGGCCCGCCCCGTTTAGATCGGGCCTGGGCCGCTCGCTATTGCTAGGCCTTCATCCTCACTTCTTCCCTTTTTTTGCCCAACTTGTCTTGTAATACCATGCCCAACTTGTTAGAGTTTGGTTTTGCTGTTAGGGTATTTTGCTTAATACGTCGTCATGGTGAAGTAGTGGAGGGAGGAGGGCTGCAGGGGGTTTTTGCTTTTTTGCTGTTGAAGCATTTTTTCCTTTTTAGTTCTTCTGCCTTTTTTTTCTCTGGTGAGGTGGTTTGGGGGTGGTGAAGATGGGCTGGTGGGCCAGCGAAGCGGCGGATGAGTTTTGGCGCAAGTGGCACAAGCCGGGGAGTGCTGAGGCGCGGACGGAGGAGATGCGCAGAGCGTTACGCGAGAGTGTGTCGTGTTTAGAGGAGTGTGCCACGTTGTTAGCGGAGATGGTGATGCGCTTTGGGGATCACGTGATATTGGATGATACGTTGGAGGGGGCCACGGAGTGGAAGTTCAGCGAAGGGGTGAAGATGTATTTTGCGAAGGCCAAGGAGATGAGGGAGAAGTGGGAGTTGCCGGAGGATGAATGAAGTTTTGCGATTTCGTTTTTTCTTTTTTTTTGCTAGTGGTTTTTTTTACGCTCCTGAGTTTTACCGTGTAGTGATCGAGTGCAATTTGAACTGAGCGAACCAATGATGAGTGAGAAGTGGCCGCATCATCCGTGGGAGCAGAGTTTTGATGGGGGCGCAGTGAGCGACAAGCCAAAAACGGAGGCTGAAGTAGAAGACTACTTAGAGGATAACAATCTTTGCGTATGTGACCATCGCAAGCGTTCGCACCACTATCGTAGCGAGCGTTGCATGATCCCTGCTTGTGGCTGCACCAGATATGATGAAGTGGAAGCCGTGAGCGAGCGAGCGAAGGAAGTAGCGCGGGAGTTGATGCAACAGGTAGATAGATACCTCAAGGGTGAGATTGGTGGTACAGAGCTACGCGAGCGCATCGCCGCAGCCATCGACGCGGCGGTAGCGGAGCAGCGGGAGCGGAGCAGCGGGAGCGGATGGAAGCATTGGTTGCCAAGTGGCGTGATGAGACAGACTATCATGCCCAGTGTGCTAACGAGTTGGCCGCAGCCATTCGCCAGAACGGGCGTGGGTGATGGACGATTATCACAACAGTGGTTTGATGGACCCGCAGGACCCGATACTTCCCCAGGATGAGGTGGTGGTTTTTGTGATCCGTGACACGGGTTACTTGGTGGCCAAAACCCGTGATGGGTTCAATGTGAAGCTGCTGGAGCGCTGGGCCTTTACTCTGGAGATTGACGAGCATGCTTGGTAGCCGGGGGGTATGCGGCATGGTGTTTTTCCAAGAGATGAACATTCCGGGGACTGAGCACGGGTCGATTATACTTTTCAGGTTGGCCTTGGTGTTGCTGCTGGTGGTATGGCCGGGGACGGTATGGCTGGCATATTTCCGGGGCAAACGCGAGGGTCGCCGGGAGCAGCAGTACGAGTTAGAGCGGGCCATGAGGACCCAGCGGCAGCACATGACCCAGATGCGCGGCAGGTAGGCACACAAATGGATCGTCGGAACTTTTTCCGTTTAACTTTTTCGGCTACGGCGGGCGGGTTGTTGTTGCCCTCGTCGGTGTGGCCGTTTCGCAAGATATTTGTGTCTGCCGCGCCGCAGCTTTACACCCCCGAGGTGGGCTACAGTTTACTGCAAGCCTCTGTTCCGCTGGACTATCGCATGGAGTGGTCGGAAACCATGGGCATGTGGGTAGCGCATGCCTGTGTTGATCCCCAGGCACAGTCTCCGGAAGAAATGGTTTACGGGCAAGTTGTTCCTGCCTGGAGGGCGTATGAGTTACGACGTAAAGTGTGAGCAGTTAGCGGAGGCGTTTTTAGCGGATGTACCGGGGCGACCGTACAGCAGCCAGGAGTTGATGGACCTTGCCCAAGTCATTCAGAACGCTATTGAGGGTTGGTTTGCGGAGCGTGCGGCAGCGCCAGCGGAGGAGTAATGGAGTGTCCTAATTGTGGTTCCAGGCAGACCGCCACGCGGCTGGCTACCGAGTGGTTTCCCTACGGGGACATTCCCAAGGCTTTCGAGGCTACTTTCCCGTTGTGGAGTTGTGCGCACTGCCATTTTAGCTGGAGGGCCGGGGACAGCGAGGAACCCATCGACCGTGCCATGGGTGCTTACGTGCAGCGCACCCTGCAGGATTTAGTGCTGATGTGGCGCAATCTTGCGGAAGCGCGGCATCCGCGTCAGGACGATCCCGTGGGTGACGCGCAGAACGATGTGCTGCGCATGTGCGCCGCGCAGCTTGCCGATGTGCTTTCCGGAAAGACCAGCAGCATTGCACCACTACGCGGAATGGAGCCGTGAGCCAATGGTAAAAGAAGGCGACCTCGTGCGCGTGGAACTGGTTGGTGACAACGTGCATGTGTACATCAATGATCTGCCCGTGCCCATCACGGTGATCGACCAGCGCCAGCATCTTGCGGTGCGCGAGCAAGCCGCGCTCATCGAAAAGTGTTACGACGCGGCACGCGGAACCAAAAACCTGCTGCGCGGATTTTCCAATCGTTCGCAGATGTACTGGAAGGGCCGTGCCGACGCTGCTACGGACGTGCGTAAATTGCTGACGGAGAAAAATCTCCATGAGCCTGAAACTAAGCGCTAAGGAACAGCGAGCGGTGCTCGACAACACTGCAGAAACGTTGGAGCACATTTTGCATGACTGGCACGCGCAGCTTGATGTGAAATACATTGCGCTGTTCAAGATGGCCATTCAGTTGTTGCGGCATCCGCCGAAACGCAGAAGTAATCCTGTGCGCGGCTGAAATTGTGTTAGGCTGTCGGCACATTCTCGCTAGGTTTTCCCCCGCCCGAAAGGAGCAACGTCTATGGTGGTCCGAAAGATGTGGTTGCTGGTAGCAGTGTTGTTTTTCTTTGCGGTTCCCGCGTTAGCCGATGAAGTGACCCTGAGTTTTGTGGGCACCACTACGCTGATGAACGTAATGGCTTCGGCAGCGGGGGTGGCCATGACTGGGGCGCAGAACGTGGTAGTTAGCGACACCAAGCTGGGGCAGCATTTTACTTTTACCGACGAAGCTTTTATCAACTCTGGTCCCGCGACGGAGTTTAATTTTACTGCACCCTTGCTGGTGGCTACGTATACTCCCGGTGGCAGCATGAGCGTGCTGATAGAGAACTCCGTAACCCACGCCATTTTAATTGAAGGCATCATGCAGAACAGCAAGCTGCTGGCTACCGTTCCGGGTGCCGGGGCCTTTGGCGGGGCGTTCACCGTCACGGAGGTAAGTCCTACGATCCTGGCGCTCTTCGGGCTGACCGGATGGAGTCCCAAGGGCAGCGCCAGTTTTACTTTTTCTAACGACGAGTTCAGCAACGGCACTTTGCAAGCCACCTTGGGTGGCGGGGCGGTAACCTTTATCAGCGCTCCCGCCGCGCCTCCGGTGCCGGAACTGGGCACCCTGTTTCTGTTTGGTTCGGGGTTGCTGCTGCTGGGGCGGCGCATGCGCCGCCAGATAATGTCTTGAGGTTGTTCTGAAGGTAAGTCAGGCAAAGGTAAGGGAAGATTGCAACGGGGCGTGGGATTGGTATGCCACACGCTATGTCATTTCACGTAAAGGGGGCGGGAGCGGACAACTTTCTCTCCATGCTTGCACCCGTTGGTTAAGAACTTCCCTTCCGGTCCTAGTTGCGCAATGCCGCGAAGCCGAGTAAGGTCGAAACCGGGAGGAAATGCCATGACCACCATGATCAAATCGCAACTGATAAAGACCATCGAACAGTGGGCCGCAGGCTTGCGCAACATTTCCCTGAGTTCCAATGAGGTTCACGATCTGGCGGGGCGGGTAATGTCCTTCCAGTCGGGCGAAGGCAATCCTGCCGGGGCACCCACGCCCGCCGCGAGCGAAGCCGGGGCGGAAACTCCTGCTGCCGCCAAGGGCCGCGCCCACACCAAGTAGCACTAGCGTATCTCCACGCTGCTTTCCTTTTCTTCCGCGTCGTACAGCGGGTACACATCCGCGTCGATGTTCCAGAACACACAGCGCCAGTCCGGTTTGACCCCGTTCGTGTCGGTTTCTTCGTTGCGGAAGATTTCGCATACTGCGAAACCGTCGATGGCTCGCCGGAAGTAATGTAAGCAACTGGCGCAACGCAGCACGCTGCCTTCCGGAGCTTTCTCGTATTTCACTTCTTCGGCGTTCAGCTTGTAGGGGCGGTCAGAGATAATTTCGAGGTATTTGTCGAGGTTGACCATGTTTCAATCTCTCTTGGAGTGGCGCAATTTCCTGCGGGACTCATACCGTTTTATTTCCCGGTTGAGTTCCCGCAAGTTCTCGTCGTAGCGAACCTGTTGCTCGCCTCGGTGCCGTTGCTGTGCGCGTTCCAACCTTCCCGGCAGGTTTAGGATGTAATCCTCCGACCTTCGATCTTCAATATCTTTGCTAACCGGATAGTCCGAAGGCATGCGCAGTTTTGTTTTTTCATCAGCCATTTTCCCTTAAGCCCTCCAGGCAATCCAGGCAATCAGCAGGATTTCCACCAGCATGCCGAAAAGCATCAGCGCTCTGTAGTTTTCCTCCACCCAGCCGTTGATGAGTTTCATGCGTTCACCACGGTTTCCTTGAGCAGCCCTTTTTCCTTGGCCAATCGGCGCAAGCGCAGCAGCACGTCTTCGGCTTGGTTTTCTTCCGGGGGCAGCACTTCGATGGCGGGTTTCTCGCCACTTTTCACTCCGCACTGCCAGCAGTATTGGTCGGAGGACTCTTGCGGGGCATGGCAGGCGAGGCACTGTTTGCCGAGCATCAGCCGTTCACCGTCCTGGCGGCAGAAGCTGTCGGTAGCTTTAGCGGTGGCACCGCATTTCGGGCAGGTGTTGTGAAGCTCTTCGATCTGCGCCTTGTCCATCTGCGCGGGCAGTTGCTGAACTTCCTGCTGCTGTTTTTTAGTGAGTTTCCTGCGTATGCCGCCTTTGGGATCGCTTTTGGGCGCGGGGGTGCGCATCAACTCCTGGGTCCAGGGATGGCACATACAGCGGCATTCGCGGGAAGCGCAGGCCCCGTGGTATCCGCTTTGGCACTCATTGGTAAACCCTGGCATCTTGCTCCTGGTGCTCCACGCGTCCCCAGCGGATCAGCGCGGCGCGGCGTGCTTTTTTGCGGTTGGCCAAAGTTTTCTTGAGGCTTTTGGCGCTACCGCCCTTCGCCGCACGGCAAGACAAACACGGTAAGAGCTTGCCGTGCAGCGGGCAGAGCGCTTCGTCTACAGTGGTTCGCTTGGGCATCTGGCGGCAGGGTATCAGGGGAGCAGCCTTGACAGCAAGTTTGTTCGTCTGACAGTGTAAGACCGATGCGCACCATTAAATTTAACCCCGACGATCCCGACTGGAAGTTTCCTTATGCCTCGCGGCGGTACATCGACCGTTTGAGAGTTCTTTTTGAGCAAACCATTCCCGATCATCTGCGCTATGGCTGGACCTGGAAAAACCAGCCGCGCAGCTACACTCACGCGTTGCCCGACAAGGTAGCCGCCGAACTGCGCAAGACCACCCGCTGGCCATCCGTCCCTCCGGAGCATCGCGCCATTTGCGAACGTTATTTTCAAGAGAAGATGGCCGCACTCACGAAGCGCTACGGTGCAACGGAAAACATTCCACCGGGGAAGGTGCGTGCCTACCGCATGGTCATTGCCAAATTTGGACGCTATAACATGACCGGGAAACGGATGTACGCGCTGTATCGGCGCAGAATAGACCGCAGCATGTGGCATCGCTATCTGGACTGGGAACGTCAGCAGAACATGGCCGCTTTGCCGAAAACAGCGAGCAAAGTGTTGGATGTGGGCTAAATGGAAATCCCGCGCTGTCCCAACAACCTGGAGGGTAGTTGCGAGCGTTCCGATACTTTTGTGGAGAAGGAAGGCGACGATTTTTTCACTATTCGCTGCCGCACCTGCAACGGCATCAACGTATGGCCCAAGGATAAGGATGAACAGCGCGGACGCTACGACGCTTTCCTGAAGCGCCAACTGGCCGAGCGCGAGCGCTTGCTCGCGGACGAGCGCCAGCGAGCTTACTCCATCGGCCATGTCAAGCCGGGAGAAAAATAATGCCACGCGGACGGCCACGGAAATATCCGCTGGAGTTACTGGCCCAGCAGCCTGAAGCACAACCGCCCGCAGCAGCCAGTAGCGTTACTGTGCCTGTGCCCGCCGTGGTCCCGCCGCCGTACATCAGTATTAGCGTTCCTTGGGAAACCTTGGACTTATTGGAAGCGCAGCACTACTACAGTGAACTCAAAAAAGAGTTTGAGCGTGCCGGGGCCATCTTGAATGCGCGTTGCTGCGAGGAGGGCGAGGAGAAGTATGTGTGCTTTATGGCCGGAAAGCCGGGAGCGTGCGAGCTAGGCATGGTGCGCACCGGACGGCCACGGGGCATCGACTATGCCCACAAAGACCCGCACAGCGGTTTGCTGAAACCTGCCAAGATTTGTTCCGAGCGCTGCTGGATACTCTATCAACAACAGCTTATCAATGAGCGCCGCGAGCGCGAGCTTGCCCACTATTAAGTTGGGCAGCGGAAACAACTTTGTGGTTCTTTCTCGCATGTACGATGTTTCCTCGACATTCTGCCCAGGTGAACTGGTTAGACCGATCCCGGCAACTGATTGAGCGCCTTCCGATAAAACACATTGAAACGCACCGCATGGTGCCCTTTGTGTTCAATCCTAATCAGGCGCGGCGCTACAAAATGATCCGTGAGCAATGGGACAAAGAGCACAAACTACGCATTTTGGATTTGAAATCCAGGCGCGTGGGAGTGTCGGCGCAAACCGATGCGCTGTTATGGGCTTACGGTTTGGCTTTCCCGAACATGAACATCAAGATCGTGGCCCATCTGGTGGGCAGCGCTGAAGAACTTTTCCGTGTGCCGTCCGACCTGTCCCGCGCTTTTCCTTCTTTTGCTGCTGCGGACATTCAGATGAAGCGTATTTTCTTCCCGCATACCGGAGGGCAAAGCCAAATTACCTTGGCTACGGCGGGAACACCCGCAGCGGGGCGTGGTGGAACTTTGTCGGCACTACATCTGAGTGAAGCTGCGTATTTTCCTTCCGACGACTCCTTTGTGTCCATGATTTCCTCTGTTTCTAAAGGTCCTGGCAGTATCATCGTGATTGAAAGCACCGCCAACGGACGCGAGGGACCAGGGCAAGCCTTTTTCGAGTACTGGGAGTCTGCCGTGGCAGGACGCAATGGCTACCTGCCCATCTTTCTCTGCTGGCTGGACGATCCGCTGTGTATCCGCAATGAAGAAGAAGCCGAAGACGCCCCGCAAGACGATCTTGAAAAAGAACTTATGGGGCCACCGTTCAACGCCACGCGAGAGCAGATCGCCTGGATGCGCCGCACCAAAGCGGACGACTGCCGAGGCATCGAAAGCAAATGGCTTACTGACTTTCCGCATCATCCCTCCGTGGCCTTCCAAGTAAGCGGTGAACCTGCTTTCCCGCGAGATGAACTGACCTACGCGGAGTCTACCGTCAAGCCGCCGATTTGCCGGGGCCGTTTCATCCGCACGGGCGGGACGGGTTATCGCTTCGTGAAGGATGACAACGGTCCCTGGCATATCTGGAAATTTCCTTTCGATGACCACAAACGTGCGGACGGCTTTCGTTACTACGGCGGCGCAGACGCCGCGCTGGGCACCGAGGAAGGCGATTTCGCCGCTATTTGCATTCTTTGCGGACAAACCGGGGAGCTTGCCGCACGCTTCAGCGAGCGTGTTCCTCCGGAGGAACTGGCCAACCAGATGGATATGAGCGGCAGGTTCTACAACGTAGCCATGATGAACCCGGAACTTACGGGAAACTTGGGTCGCTGGGCGCTCATCAAGCTGCGCGACATGTTCCGCTACCCCAACATTTATGTATGGAAGGGCCGCGACGACCGCAAACGCTTCAAGCACAAGTCTGTGGCGCTGGGCTTTGAAATGAACCAAGCCACCCGCCGCTTGATTATTGACGCCACCCGGAATGGTTTGCGCATGGGCATTCGCGGGGAGCCGGGAGCCTTGGTAGTGAACGACCGCACCTTGATGGAGCAGCTAGGACTTTGCACCTTGAAGGAGTGGCGCTGGGAAGTGGAGCGCGGCCACGATGACATTGCCGTAGCCTACTTCATTGCTTGTCTGACGCGTGAACAGTATCCTCCTCCGCGTATGACCTTCGCACCTAAGACCACCCTAGAGGAACAAGGGCCGCAGCAGATCGCCCAGAGCGCCGGGGTGCGCCTCGCGCCCAGTGAAACCGATCAGATTTTCTACAAGGAAATGCAGCGTATCCGCCGCGAAGCAGGATTGCGTCCGGATATGCGCGGAGTGGGGAGGCCGTCGATCAATCGACTGTACGGGATATGAGTGCCTATGACCGTGGAAGCCTGTCGGTGGACGCCTATCTCGTGCGGCTGCTCGCCGCTATCGTGCGACAAGCGGGAGGAGAGTTGCGCGTCAAGGGTGAACTGATCGACCGCATCAACGAACCGACTACGCTGATTAAGGAGTGGGACTGCAAGACGCAAGAACTGGTGCTGCGAGCGGGCATGCACTCGTTTACGGAAGTCTTCCGCGTGGTTCCTGAAAAGCCCGTGGGTAGGGATATTTCGGCGGAAGCGCCAACTTCGGGACCGAAACCGGAACCACGCGGTGACTTCCTGCCAAAGACTAACACATTTGACAACCCGCAATTGTCCGAAATCGAACGCAAACAGAGAGTGGCGCGAGCCGTAGCGCTAGTACGCGAGGAGTTGCGCCGCCGCAGAGAGGCAGGAGCATGAGCGATGAGCGAAATAATCGGAGCGAACGGCCAGGAGAAAAATCCCGAGAACCTGATAGTGGTGCTGACTATGAACCCGCGAACCTTCAAGCTCGAAATTGGCGGGAATTTTCTCGAAAACCTCGACGTGCTAATGAACATGCTAAGTCAAGCCTTGCGCTGGGCCGATGTTCAATATCGAGTGGCAGCGGGGATAGCGGCGCAGCAACAACTGAGACAACAACAAAACGACCTGGAAGTAGCCAAGCTGCTGTTCAGCAGGAAAGCGTAGTGCTGCGTGCCCGCGACCGCGCTGTGCTGGAAGCCAAAACGCAGCGGCAAGCGCGGGATTTGTACGGAGACATTTGCGAAGAGTACGAAAAAAATTTGCGCCGAGGAACTTCCTTCGCTTGCGCCTGTTATGTGAGCGCCATGATGAGGAATGCGCGGCATCTGGTGCCCACCTTTCTGGACGCCAAGCTGCACATGCAACTGGTCATGGAAGCGCAATCGCACATCAAGAACAGCGAAAGCAACAGCCATGAAGACCCTCGCGAGATGGTCGCCGCATGGCTGCGCGGAGAAAAGGAACTCACGCGCATACCCTTCGAGAAGGTGATGTGAGATGGAAGATTTTAACGCCGTGCCGCACTGCCCTTACTGCGGAAGGAAAATGCAGTTTAATAAGGTGGCCAGCACGGACACCCTGCGGCAATACCTGTGCGGTTGCCGGGGCATTATCTTTCACAAGAACGTGCCCAAGTGGATTGCTCCTGTGGAGTTGCAGAAAAAGGATAAGTCCTCATGGCGTCCATGATTAGTTATGAACCCGTGCTTATCGGCACGGAAGAAAAAGCTCGTGAGGCGGGACCGCCCAGTTCACACCGCAGGATCGCCCGTCAGATCGACATACTGCAACGGCTGTCCAAGCGCGAAATGGATACGCAATGGGGCGCGAACTGGGCGCAGGACATGATGGAGTTCCTGAACCTGCAGTATTATCCCACCACCGTTGCGCCCTCCTTCCGGCCCAAGATCATGCTGCCGGAACTGCAATACCTGCTGATGAGCGAAACCACCGAACTCACCAACGATAGTCCCAAGACTTATATTTCCGTGAACGGTCGGCGCGACGAAGAACGCGAACGCGCCTTTGCGGCCATGTGGCGACTGGGATTTTTCAACAACCGCATCTTTGACGCGGTGTTGTGGTCGCAGTTCTGCAATCCCGGCTGTCTGCAGATGGGTTTTAATCCCGACATGCGCAACGGACGCGGCGCGGTGTGGTTGCGTGCCCGCGACGTGGATAGTTTTCTTCCCGACCCGCATGCCAAGAATGATCGTGACTGGGCTTGGGTGCTGGCCGACGACTGGTTCTACATTGACGACATTAAACGCACCTGGGGTGCAAAAGCTGCGGGCATAAAGTCCGGAGGGTCGGCCTACGATGACTACGAAGAAGAACAACAATCCGGTTCGGAGTTCGACCTTTCCCTGGAACTCCCTCCCGGCCCCCTGCGCGTGGACTCCCCCCAAGGATTTGAGCACCAGAAAATCGGACCACGCATCAAGGTGCGCTACTTATGGGTCAAAGACTATGCCAAAGAAGTGGTCAGAGAAATTGCTGGGCGCGAAACGGCGGAAGGACTGGAATTAATTGTTGATCCGCTCACCAAGTGGAAATATCCCGGTGGCCGTTTCATCGTGGAATGCCAAGGATGGATTTTGGCGGATGGTCCAAATTTCGTGCCGCGTCTGCCTGACGACGACTTTTCTACTTTTCCTTTTGTGGGCGTGTGGTCCCTTCCTCACCCCAAACACTATTTTGGTGCTCCTCCCGTTCGTTTTGGAAAAGGGCCGCAGGAAATCGCGGAGCGGATGTACACCCAACTGGTAGAAAATCTTATCCGTTTGAACAACGGGCAGTGCTGGATACCGGAAGACAGCGGCATCGACATTGACGCCTACGGAGGCATCCCCGGCGAAGTGCAAGTTTATAGGGGGGATAGAGCGCCGAGCATTACTTGGCCCACGCCCATTCCCCAGCACATGACCCAAGTGCCGGAAATTTTGTTGCAGAAGGTGGCTCGCTACGTGGGCTGGACCCCGGAACGCCAGGGCCAAGCCAGCAGCGGAAATATCAGTCCGGAACTGTTCGACGCTGCGGTGTTCCAGTCGCAAAGTTTGCTGCGCATGAAAGCGCGGCTGCTGGCGGAAAGCTATCAACGGCTGACGCAGATGGCTTTCTACATGATGGTGCGCTTCAAGCGCTTGCAGGATATTTTGCGCCCGCCACGCGGGGAGAAAATCCCCGCTGCGGTGTGGAAGCCCTTGCCGGAAGACGCCGAACTCGAAATGGAACTGGACGAAACCAGCATTGACACCATGAGCGCGGCAATGATGAAGAACTTGGTGGTGGCTTTGGGCAAGAGCGGTCAGGTGCCCAACCGCTTTGTGCTGGAAACGCTGGGCGTTCCCAATGCCGACCAGATTGCCGATGAAGCTACGCGTGCGCAGGAACTTGCTGCCATCGCGAAACTGAAGAGGCCGCGATAATGGAAACACAGGTCAGTCCCTTACCGCGAATGGAGACACGCTACACCACGCGGGAGGCCGCGCAATATTTCAATCGCGTACCACGAACCATTCGCTTGTGGTGCGTGAATGGAACGTTGCTGGCTGCTAACTGCCGCGTGGAGCGTGAAAAACTTGGCGGCTGGGTGATCTACATCCCACGAAATTAAGTTAGGCAGCGGTAACACCCACCTGTTCCTGCTCTTACAGGAGTGCGCATACTCCGTTCCGTGAGTGATGGCGCACGTCGAACGCATCAGGATCAGCGAACACAGTCATCCACTGGATTGCTCCACGGTCTATCTCTGCGAGTTTGCCGTGGACGGACAGAAGTGTGCGCCGTTCTGGTCCCACTCCATTGATCGACAAAACTTGGGCGACGAGCTTTGGTATCGCTCGCTGCTTGAAAACGCCGAACACATGATGGCGCAGTACGGGCCACAGCCGTAGGGGGAACGAATGGCAAGAAAAAAGCGCACACACGCAAAAAATATCCGTATGCCACGGCGCGGGGTGCGCTATTAGGCAGACGGTGGTTGGCAGTTCTGGTGGGGGACTCTCCTTATAAAGGATGCCCACCGGGGAAAGGAGTCTTCCGTGATTGATAACGATTTCGTCGTGAAAAACCGTCGTCGTCGTGCTCGCCACAGCAAGCGCAAGTAAGTGGCAGGACGACACAGGAAAACCTCTGCTGGGGAACTCCGGGGGGGGTTCAAAGCCATGGAGCTTCCCCAGCATTTTTGGAGCGCACACACATGAAAATCGACACTGAACAAATCGCACGCAATCGGCGGGTCATGGAAGACTCCACTATCGACAGCCCGTTTGTCGCGCACATTGAAGACTCCGACGCCGATTACGGGTCGGAACTCTACGATCAACTGCCGCCCGACCATATAGATTTACTTCCCGTTGAAAAAAAGAGAGGCAAGTGATGGCTAAGAGCAAGAGTGACTTCGACAATTTTGATACGCCCTATGAGGTGCAACCCCCCGCAGGTGCCGCCGAAGGTCCCATTGAGTACGGCGCGGTGGTTGGACCCGCCGCCAAGGGTAACTTTCGTGATCCTACCGGGGTGCTTCCGGTGGAGGCCAAGAACAAGAACCTAGGTCCAGCAGGTGGCGAAGGCTAATCGCGCATGGGCATGCCGCCTATTCCCGGCTTGGGTGGGGCATTAGGTGGGGGACCGCCCTCCCCACTTGCTCCCTCCGTGCTTGGTGCGCTGCAAAACCGCCAGCAATCGCCGGGACAATCTCTGTCGCAACAGTCCGCAGAGCTACAAGGCGCTGATCCCAGCATGATTTTGCGGCAACTCGAAAGTGTCAATCAGGTCCTGGGAGTGTTGTTCGTCAAAAGTTTTCAGAACTTCCCGAATATCGCCAATCAGATCAGTTCCACCATGAAGCAGTTGTCACGCGCCATTAAAGAAGCACAACAGGGTTCCAGCGTTTCTGAAGTGGTTGGTAAGAACGAAGAAATGACTTCCGCGCCGCCGCCGATTTCTTTCGGCCCTGCGGCCAGCGGAAGCACGCCAACACCATCAAGCGGGTTGCCCGCTACGTAAGGAATGAGCTATGAGCGTAGAGCAATTGAAAAAGTTTCTGGAAGATGCGCAAGGCTTGCCCGATACCACCACGGTGAAAATCGGGGATGCTGAAGTACCGTTGGGTTCCATCCGTGCCCTGAATAGAAGTGAACGTGAGCAACTGGCCGCAGGATTGAAAGCCAACGACGATAGGAAAAAAGAACTCGAAAAGCAGCAAGGCATCGTCGTTGATCTGGCCAAGCAAGCGCAAGCCGCCTATGACGCGGCCCGCGAAGCACAAGCCAAAGCTGGACAACCTGTGCAGAACAACAGCAACAGTGATCCCTTCAATGACCCCTGGTTGCAGCCTGTAAGGAAGGAACTGGACAACCGCGACAAAAAAATCGAGGAACTCACTGGACAGTTGCGCCAGATGGCCACCATTGTTCAGAACGCCGCAGGGATTTGGAGCGAGGACCGCTGGGACCGCGAGTACGACCGTATCGACCAGGGCAAGCGCGAGAAGAAATTAACCCGCCAGGAACTTTTGGATTACGCCACGCAAAACAATTTGCTGGACCGCCACAAACTTCCCTCGCTGCGTCTGGCCTGGGAAAAGATGAGTCAAGCCGACCGGGAAACGGAAATGCGCAAGGATGAGTTTGAAAAAGGGCGCGAGGCAGGGCGATTGGAGTCACTCGCCGCTCGCGTCCCACCCCCTGGCGTTCCCGGTCCTGGCGCACCCCCGGCTAGTCCGCGACCCGCACCGGGAGAACTGGGCGACTTGTACGCGGAAGCCATAAAAGACCCGGAACTTCGGCAGTTAATTGAACAACTGCCAGCAGGGATGATGTAAGCGATTTTCGTTTAGGAGCAAAACATGGCGTTTACAACTGGTACTGCGATTAACCAACCCTCTGCGTTGTTGGTCAACACGCTGAGTTCCATCTCGCAGAAATTAATTTACCCCAAGGTCGCGGACTTGGTGTTTTTCCCCTCACCGACATTTTCCTTCTTGAACCAGCACGCCAAGAAGTACAACGCCGGGGCGGAAATTGTCTATCCCTTGCTGACCAGCAAGATCACCACCAGGGGCGCGTACTGGGGCGACCAGTTGCTCAGTACTTCCGCGATTGACGCCATCCAACCCGCCGATCAGGTGTGGAGGGGCTATTTCCAGGCGGTAACCCTGCCCGTCATGGATATTGTCATCGGTCGCGGTGGTCCCGTGGGTCTTGATCTGGTGAAGACCTACGTGCAAGCCGGGGCAGGCTCCATGCTGGATATGCTCGCGGAAGCGGTGGCCGGGAATGCGCCCTTCAACAGCAGCATCGACTTGGACAGCCTGAACGCCTGGGTACTACAAACTACTAATACCGTGGCGGGCATTAATCGTTCTACTAATACTTTCTGGCAGCCACAAGCCAACCAGTCGGTCGGCGGGCATCTCTCACCGACCAAACTTCTGCCCGCCTATTTCCTGACCACCTATGGGTATGACGAACCCAACCTGCTGATCCTGAACAACACCGATTTCGCCAACTTTGAGTTGCAGTTCACCGCTACGTCCACTTCCAGCGCCACCACCAACATCATCCGCGCCACCGACAACTACGCGGATACCGCGCCGATCCAGACGGCGTTGAAGTACCACATGCGCTTCAAGAATGCCGTGGTGCTGGCCGACCAGCACTTTGCCGCTGGCACGGGATATTTACTTAACACTAAATATATTTGGATGATATACAATTTGGGCAGCTATTTCCGCATGACCCCGTGGATCATGCCCTCGAACCAAGACGTTATCACCGCACGCATCCACCTGATCTGTCAGTTGGGTTGCAACCGTCCGGTGGGGCAAGTGGCTTTGACCAGCATTTCGTAAAAAGGAGAGTACCCATGGCATTGCAATTTGGAAGGCTGGTAACGGACGGCAGTGGTGTTTTTTCTCTGACTGTGGTGGGAGATGGCACGAGCACTTCCGTGGTGGTGGATTTGTCCAAAGGTCCGTTGACCATGGACTTGAAGGGCGCAACTCCGGTTGGGGTCATGGCTACTGCCGGGGGCACCAAGGGCGTCAAGCTGAGTGTGGATAAGACCAATGCCATGCAGTTGCACATTGACGTGGATGCCCCGGCATTGCTCGCGGGACAGCTTACCGATGTGGCTGGATTTCTGACTTTTGCCGGAACTGCGCCGCCGCCGCCACCACCCGCTGCGTAGTTAGGAGCAAACTGTGCCGATCAACAAACGACTTGACTCCGTTGTTGCCGGGATTACTACCGGGATACGGCAAGACTCCCTGTATGTAAGTCCTGGCCTATCGCTTTCAACTACTGGCATCCAAACGAACACCCTGCCTCCCAGCGGCGCTTTTCCGATTGCCTATTCCACTGGCTGGGTGCGCGTAAAAATCTACAACGGTGGCGGCACGGGTCCTACCGTTGCGGCTGTGAAAATACTGGTGGGCGACGGCACCAACAGCGTGCTGGTGGATTACTTCAACCCTTCGCTGGCACACGGTTTGACGGCCACGGCATGGTACGACCGTGTGGTTTATTTTCTTTGTGACGTTGCCAGTACGGGCGCAGGTGGTGGCGCGACGGGCCAGTTGATCGCCTTGAATGGTGTGAACGTGATTACCGTGCAAACCACGCTCGCCGGAACTAGCCCAACCGCCAGCATGGACATGGAATGCTTGCTGGCAATTTGAGGAGATAGCCTATGGCACTGACTATCAGACTGGATCGTACCTTTCCCGGCATGGGTTCGCCCATGCGCAACGATGCTATCTTCCTGCAGACTGGTCTGGCCATGTCGGGGACCGCGCAGCAGTCCTTTCCCATCCCGGCATCCGGCGTTTTGTCGTTCCAGACCACCACGGGCAAAATCCGCATGAAGGTATACAACGGTGGCGGCACCACCCCGGCGCTTACCGACATTCTGGTTACCGCTAGTGACGGCACTAACAGCGTGGTTATCGGCAACAGCTTGCTGCACCCCACCGTAGCGGTCACCTTGATTGCGGCTTCTAACCAGTTCTTTGAGTTTTTCTTTGAGTATTTGCTGGACTCCGGTGCGGGTGGGGGCGCGAGCGGGACCCTGGCTGGCGGGGCGACTTCGTTCAGCGTCAAGACCACCATGAGCGGCACGTCGCCAACTGCCAGCATGGATTTGGAGATTTGTCCGCTGATCTGAGTTTGCTTGCATGGTGTGCGTGAACGGCTTAGGCCGGGGCCGGATTTCCGGTTTCCGGCCTTTGCCATTTCAGGGAGGAAATTATGCTGATCGCTGTGCAATTACTGGTAGCCCTGATTGGTTTGCTGCTGTACCTGCTGACCACCAACGCAAAACTTCAGGAAGTCGGACGGCTGATGTTTTTCGCCGGGATCGCAACTTTCCTTATGACCTATCACGCCACGGTTGGTTTACTGGGGAGGTGAAAAAATGTCACGGTTAATGGATAGTCCCGCTACGCGTCGGGATGATGTAGCTGCGCGTATCCGTCCGGATGAAGAACCGCTGGGCAAAGCCACGCATACGGCACGGCTGCGCGGAAGTCACCAGCAAAAAAGAACGCTGCGCAAGGCCAAGAAGCACGGGCGGAAATCAAGGAGGTCATAATGGCTGACGATTTGACAATGAAGATTAGGGATTTGACAAACAAGGCACGGGATCAGCGGATTGCTAGGGACATGGCAGAAGAAGCGGCAAGCGGCAATCCACGCGCAGTTGAAAGCGGGTATGAAAGAGCAGGTGGCGAAATAGAAAGATTGAGGGCTGGTCACGGTCGTCGTTTGATGCGACGGGGACATAGGAGGAAATAAATGCCGCAGGATGACCCAACCGCTGAAGTTAAGCGCAAGGCGCGGGAATACAGCGTTCGTACTGGGCCACTGTCTCAACCTTATGGTCCACCCATTGAACCTTACTCGGATTGGACGCGCTATGATCCGGATGAACGAATGTTGCGTCTGCCTGTGGATATGGCCAATGTTGTGGCGCGGCAAGAAGCGCAAAAAGCTATGCGCAAGCTGCCGCCGCGTGGCAGGAAACGTGTTCCACGGAGGGATTGAAATGGCCAACGACGAAGGAAAAAAAGCGGCAGAAATGTCCAAAGAGCGCGGACGTGTTGCCTTGAAAATTAAAGACCCCAGCGAACGCCGGGAGTTTATTGCCTTGCAGGGCCGCGAGGAGTCCAAACCTAACATTTTTACGGGTGAACGCGGGGGCTACACTCCGGAGTTGGAGCAGTCACTAAGGTTGCAAAACCGTGCTGTGGCCGCACGTGCCAGCGAACGCGGTCCCGCTCGCAGCACCGGACGCCGGAACAAACGGAGAGAATAAATGGCTTCCACCGTTGGACAAGTCATCATCAATGCGCGGCAGACCATTCCGGACATGCCGCAGGTTGTAGCCAATCCAAGTATCTTGAGTGCCACGCCAATCGTTGATGCTGTTGGTGGCGGAACGGGACCAGGACCTTACGCCATTGTGGCTACACTCACTACTCCGTATGGAGAAACCAGTGCCAGTGTGAACGAACTGACTGGAACAGTCGCAGGTCCAAACAACACTCTTCAGGTTGTGGTTACTTACAGCGAAGGATACCAAAGAGCATATCCCATTGTGACCGGAGTGAATGTTTACGTGGGCACATCGGCGGGAAACGAAGTCATAAAATACTCGTTTCCCGGCAGTAGCAGCATTCATGGCGTTCCCTTGGTTCTCAATGACAACGCCAGTCCCACTTATCAAAGCCCGCCGCAACTGAACCGTGCGTTCAATCCCGACACGGATGGTGGACTGGTTGGTGCCAGCGCCATTTTCGGATGGTTGAATGACGGGCTACGGGTAATCTCGCGCATTGCCGGGGGCTTGATGGATTACTCCGGAGTGCCCAGTGTATCCAACACACCGATCTACACCATGCCCGGAGAGTGGAACGCCATCACTTCCATCTGGTACGACGGCTACTGGATGATGGGCGGGGATCGCGGCTACTTCTGGCGGCGCAACAACATCACTTCCATGATCTTGTCCAGCGCCACCATTTCCATCATCAACAACCAGATGTTTCTGGAAGTGTATCCGCAACCTGCGCGGACTGCTGCGGTCACTACGCTTTCCGCGCCCATGGCATCGTCGGACATTCTGGCCAACCTGACCAGCACCGCTGGATTTTTGCTGCCCTTCGGTTTCTTCCAGGTGGATCAGGAAATTATGGGCTACAACATTATCAGCGGCAGTCAACTGACTGGACTGTTGCGTGGCTTGGGCGGATCAGCGGCAACTTCGCACTTGAATGGTGCGTCGGTCACGGAACTGAACATTTTTTGGAACGGCAAGCGGCAGATTGAACCGAACTACCAGCCGGGACAGTCCAGCACTATCCTGCCGCTGCCCAGCGGATGGGATGTGCTGCTTGCGGAATATATTTCCCTGCGGGCAAAAAACATTGAGCATGACGCGCAATACTGGCAAGCCCTGGATCAGCACATGAAACAGTCCATTGCCGACTGGGCACGGCAAAACAAGAGCGTGGCGCGTCGTCGGCAGGTGGGACCGCCATCTTCGCCAGCAACGTTCTACAACACTCCAGCGGGAGGTTTGCTGATTAACTGATGGCCGTTCAACCCATAGCGCAATTTCCCTGTGTCAAGGGATTGGTGGCCAGCAACCAACCGTTGGCGGAACCTAAAGGTGCGGTGCAGCGGGTGTCCAACCTTTTGATGACTGCTCGCGGGGCGTTGGACGTGTGCGACGGTTCGCAAATCCTGCATGACTTTAGCGGTGCGGTACAAGCGAGCTTCGGCAAGATCACCGCTATTTTTCTGTTTCAGCCCACGGGAGTTTCCAACTACTACTTGGCCATCATAAAAGTTCCCGGTTCGCCTCTTAGTACTCCGCTCAATGTTGTGGCTGTAGATGATGGCGCTGGCGGTAATTTTGCTGCGGGAACGTTGTACTACAGAGTTACGGCGCTGGACGGTGTTGGTGGAGAAACCTTGGCATCCACCGAAGTTAGCGTCGGCGTTTCCCTAAATCACAAAATCAAGTTGACCTGGAATGTGGTTCCCAATGCCGTAGCTTACAATGTCTACGGTTACACCTCTGGCACGGAATTGCTGTTGATTGCGCCGGGATTGCCCGTTCCACAGCCTGCGCCGGGAGCTACGCAAGTTACTTTTGAGGATTTGTCCACGCCCCAAAGTGTAAATTTTCCGGTCACTTCGGTGGTAAACTCTTCAGCGGTTTTCAACGCCGTAGCAAACCAAACCACCTATACCTATGTGGTGAATTTCACTGGTGCGCAGACGATTACCGCGCAACTGCCCTTAGCAGCGACTTTAACGGGAAACTCCAATGCGTCATTGAACATCGTTTATAAACTTACGGCCATGCTTTCGCCAACGGTCGGACTGATGACCGTGACGCAAAGTGGTGTAGTCAATCCTGCAATGCTGGTAACTGGGAATGGTGGAAATATCAACGCGGTGGGCCATATTCCAGTTGCCAACACCACGCAGCAAACCGCCCTTTATAAAATGCCCGTGATCGCTGGACTGCCAGCACCTCTGCCTGTGGCGTACAACAACTCCAATATCGTAGCCTTCTATCCGGCAGATTTTCTGGCCAACGTGGATGGTGGCGGCGGCGGCGGATCAGGCGGCGGCGGCGGAACGGGTGGTGGTGGTTCAACCAATCCCGGCAATACTCCCTCCGGTGGTGTCGCCGGAAACACTTCGGTGATCCCGCAGTTCAAACAATTTACCAATCGCGCCGTGATTGCGCTGGGAAACGGTTACCCCATACAGCTTTATTCCGATCCGTCCACACCAATAAATCCGGCAGTGTCCACGACCATTAGTACGATCAGTGCGGACGCTAACAGTGTAGTGACCGTGACGGTTCTTTCTACGGCAGGTTTGTATGCGGGTGGGAATGTTGCCATAAGTGGCGTGAGTAACAGCCTGTTCAATATGGTTGGTCCGATCATTCAGGTTGTCGATCTCACGCACTTTACTGTGTACAACGGTGCTGTATCGAGCACCACGTCTTCAGGCGGAAAGGTTCTGGCCACTTCCCAGCCGATCCAGAGCACTTTCGCTCCTTCCTATCCGGTATGGACCACCACGACGGTATACGCCGCAAACGACGTGATCGTGCCAGCCACGCAACCGAGCCCAAATATCTATTTGATCGCGGTTCAAGGCGGGACCAGCGGCGCGGCGGAACCAATACCATGGCCCACGGAAATCGGAGCGCAGAAGAAGGATGGCACGGTGATCTGGGCTGTGGGAGGATTGTTGAACTCTGCCGCGCCACCACCTCCTGGCGCTGGACATATTGAAGTTTATTCCGGGGCGTTGTGGGCATGGGATACCAGTCCGTTCAACACCGCAAATGGATTGGATGGACCTTGCGCTCTGCGCATGAGCAACATCAACAATCCCAACTCGTGGAACCCTATCAATCAGGCTTTTTTGGACAAAGATGACGGACAGGAAGGCATGGGTCTTGCGAAATTTACCATCACCGCTATCGGTATTCCGCCGCAAGGTTCACTGATCGCTTTCAAGAACTATTCCAGCTATCAGGTTATCGGTATTTTCGGAGCCAGCAATTTTGCCATTCAGGCCATATCGACGGACATGGGCTGCACTGCGCCGCGCACCATTCAATTTGTTCCCGGTTTCGGTATCACGCGCTACGCGCACCTGGGCATGGCTGTTTTCAACGGGGTAAAGGACGAAGTTATCAGCGAGCAAATCCGTCCGTTTCTTTTCCCCAACAACGATTTCAACTTTTCGGACATAACCGTGCTGGATGCCGCATGGGTGTCGGTGTCCTGGGCTACGCAAACTGCCACACCTCCAATGTACGTGGTAGCTATGCCCATTGGCGTTTCCGCTGGCAATCTTACGCGGGTATTTTGCTACGATCTTGTGTTTAAGGCCTGGATCATTGTGGATTTGCCTTTCCCGATTTCCACCATGTCGCAATTCCGTACCGTTTCTGCAAATCCTGTGACCGTGATGGGCGGGTCGAACGACGGTTGTATTTCCCGCTGGCAAGCCGGGGACGTTTTGTGGGATACGGGCGCGACCGGAGCGCGTAACCCTTCCAAGGTGCAATGGAACATGCGCACACTGACCATTGCTTCCAGCACCAACGATCAACGGGTGTACAACCGCCGCTTGGTGGTCACCATGATTTGCAGCGGCACTCCCGGCAGCGTCAGTGTCTCCTGGCGCATGAGCGGCGTGACCCAAGCTACGCGCACCTTCACCTTGCCGACCAATGCCGATCAGGACATTGATGTGGCTACGCAGCTAACGGGGAAGCGCTTTGACGCCATCATCAGCGGAAATAGTGACGCGCAGATCGACGGCATTACCTGGGAAGTGGAACCGCGACCGATTGGCGTGGTGGTGCCGATATGAGCATTACGGTACGCAATCTTCGTGACGGCGAAGCGCTTCCGCAAGGACTGCACACTGGATTTGAGGAACTACAAGTTATGCCGTTGTGGTGCTGGATCGCGGAACAGGATAGCGAAGTGCTTGGTGTGCTCATGGGCGCACCGTGCCACGGACTGGTGTACTTGCTGCGCTTGTGCGTGAAACCGGAATGCAAAACCAAAATTGTTCCCTTGCTGCTGCTGCGAGCGTTTCTGAGGGACTGTTTTGCGCGAGGGTTCAAGGCCTACTTCACGCATCTTGATCCCACCAGGGAATTGGAAGGTCGGCTGCTGGGTTTGTGTCGCGAAGCGCAAGGCGTGCAGGTTACCGTTCCGCAAGTAGCGGTAGTCGGTTTTCTGCACGACGCGGGGAGATACTGATGCCGCAAATGCTTCTGGCCGCGCTCCCGGCAATTATTGCGGCTGCTGGTACTGCGATAACTATGTCGCAAATGGGAGGTGCGCCCAAAGCGCCGACACCCACGCCCACCGGACCTCCAACGCCAGCGGCACAGAAAATGTCCATGCAGCAACAGGCTGGGGCCATCGGCCAGCAGGAACCCAACGTGATCGCGCAGACTTCCGGGTTCACTAATCCGGAGTTTGTGGCGCAAATTTCCAACCTTCTTGCGGGAACTGCTGGTCAGCCGGGAGCGACCAGCGCTGCAAATATGGCCACCAACCAGACTTTTGGGCTTAATCCAGCGGTGGCGCGAGCCTTCGGCCTTAACGCCCCGGCCACCACGGCCATGGGTGGCGGCGGCGGTGCGGCAACAACCCCCTTCACGCCAGCCGGGGCAACTGCCAATAATCCGGCATTGCTGCCGAACTCCCCAACAGCACTTTCTGATTTTGTGGACTCCTATTTTCGTGGGTGAAGCATGGCGGAACTAATTGGAACCATTGCATCGACGGTAAGCAAGCTTCCTTGGGGCAACATCCTCAAAGGTGCCGAAGGCGGCATGGCTGGCGCTGGACTTATCGGAAACCTGCTAACCGCTAAAAAGCGCTCCGATGAACTCAACTATCTGAAACAGCAACAAGCTGCGCTGCAAGACCCTACAAAACTTGCCGCACAAGTGAGAGCAGCAACGCAACCATTAAATTTGGGATTAACCGAAGCGGTAGGAAATCAGGTAAGCGCCAGCCTCGCGGAGCAGGGCCTTTCGCAAGCACCAGGGATACAAGCAACAGTGTTGGGGCAAGCCTTGGCACCATTCCAGCAGCAGAACCAGGAAACCGCGTTGCGACTGGTCATGGAGCGTTTGGGGTTGCCGCTGCAATATGCGCAAGCCTACTTGCAGGGTTTGCCGCAGCCGACCAATCTCGCCCCGCTCATGTGGTTGTTGCAGCAGCCGAAGGGTGGTGCTATGGGGGGCGGCGGCGGGACCACTGCCGCAGGTACACCACCCTTTGTTGGGCCGATGCCATTTGATTATTCCGGTGGCTATCCTTCGGTGTGGAACCCCCCTGCCGGACCAACTTCCACTGGTGATTTTGGCTTCCCTGGAACTTCTACTGGTGGCTTCCCTGCTGTTGCAGGTCCCTCATCGACAGATTACACAGGTTTCCCGACCTGGGATGTTCCTTCGTTCGGCGGGTGATAAATGGCTTGGCTTGGATTAGGACTGGGACAGTTTGGCTCGCAACTGGGCGAGGCCAAGTTTCTTGGCCAGGAGTACAAACAGCGCGAACAGTTGATGCGCGAACGCGAGCAGCAAATGGCTCTGGAGCGTGCGCGTCAAAAGCAAGCAGAGATGATGCTGCCTCTGCAAATGCTGCTGCTGCGCCAACAGACCGAAGCCTTCAACCGACCGCATTTTCTGGGCACCGTGGGGACCTTGGGGGGTGGCACGCGAGCGCTGTTGCAGCAGCCGCGAGGGGAACTCACTACTCAGGATGTTGCTGCCGGGATGAACCCCCTGGTCGCCAAAGCGCAAATCGGAAAGATGATTAGTGAAGTGCCTCAACCTGAGTACAAAAATGCCTTCCAAGCCATTTCTGACTCCATAGATGCTGGCGTCGATCCACTGACGGCGTTGCAGCATGCCGACACTTTGTTTAGCACCATAGCGGGAAAAGAAGCAGTCCCGAAGAAAGCAGAAATCAAAGCGGTCCCTGGCGGATATGCCTATGAAGTTACCGACGCACAGGGGAAAAGCTGGAACCCTAGTGATCCACAACTGCCACCAGAGCTAAAAGCGTTGGTGGACAACTACAACAGTGGAGTTGATACAGCGCGAGAACACCAAGCAGAAGTCGAAGCCCGTAAAAACACCGAAGCACTCAATCGCGCCATGACTTTGCAGGATCATGGGGCCATCATTGCTGCGCGGAAATCCATCGAAAAAACCATGGAACGCGGTGTTGCTGGTCATAGTTTTGTTACTACCATCAAAAATATGGTGGAGGAAGCACGCAAAACCCACGGACAGAGCGGTACGACTTCCGGAGATTTACTGATAATCGAGGGCTACATGCAAACCATGTTTGGCATCGACCCTCGTGCGCTACGTGGTTCGCCAAAGATGGTGGAGTTCACCCTTAAGGAAGGTGGCGTGGACGACCGCACTATCGCGTGGTGGAACACCATCAAGTCTGGTGGCAGGTTGGATCAACCTGTGCGCGAGGAAATCTTGCGCAACTCACTCATCCAAATCCAGTCATGGGATCAAGCGGTGCGCGACAACGTTCAACTGGTCGATGATCCGGTGATGAAACAGCGTATGAGCCGCTACGTAAATATGTATCCGCCAGCAGCGGAACCCAACAACGATTTGAGTGATTTGGGCGGGAAAAAGGTAAAGCCGCCAGGACAATGAGCAACGGTGAAGACACAATCCGGGTACGCACCACCGATGGTCAGGAATGGGACATTCCCCGCCAGCAACTTCCCGCTGCAAAAGCGCGTGGCGCTGTGGAAGTCAGCACTCGTCCGTCGTTATGGCAAGCCGCGACCACGCCCATGGGCCGCAATATAGCGGAGCAAATACGCCAGGACATTGCCACCCAAGCATCGTACTTACCTGAACCAATCAGGGGGCCAGCGGCAATGTTTGGAACTGCCGTTGCCGCTCCATTCACCTCTATAGCCGAAGCGGGACGCCGCATGATGACCTCACCAGTTGGTGTGGCCACTGCGGGCGCAGGAGCAGCGATGCAAATGCTTCGCGCCGCCCCTGGTGCTTCACCGCTTTTGAAGGCTGGTGTGGGGGCGCTTGAAACGACCGCAGCAGGAGCATTTGGCACTCAAGGCATCATGGATATGCTTGCGCCTGGACAGCCGAATGAAACTTGGGAGGAGGCCTTTGAACGGCGCATGAGCGGTGCTGGTTCAGCATTATTTGGTCTTGCTGGTGTTGGCCATGCGGTCGGGCCACCACTTCAGAAACATGCCTGGATCGTTGGGCGAGAAATAATGAATGTTCCGCAACGAAGGCTGGAAGCCGATATTTCCGCGCATCAAGAGAAAGTAGAGAAAGCCCAGGAGAAATATCAGCTTGCCTTTGAAACGTGGCAAAACAAAATAGATCAAATCAACGAAGCCAACCGCAATATTGATGAGACGCACCAACAAAACGTGCAGGAAACAGGTCGCCTCAACGATGAAGCAATCTTGAAGCACAAGGTCGCCAAGGAACAGGCACTGGATGCCTACCAAAAAGAGTTGGTGGCTTATCTCGAAAAAATCCGTAGCGCCTCACAGGAAATGAGCGAGGCGGAAGTGCGCAAAAAAACCTTGCGCGAGCATAAACCGGGAGGGCCAGTTCGCCAATATCTGAACCAGTGGGCCGATACCTTGGTAGACAAGCTGGTTCCTAATCTGCGGCAAGCCATCCGTACCAACTACAACGCACGTTGGAACGCGTGGCGTATGACCATGGGCGATGCCGTAGTGGATATACGTCCAGTTCAGGAAGCCATTGAGCATGCCCGTGACAACATTCTCAAGGGATCACCGGAAAATATCCGTATTTTCGATCACATTATGGCCGAAGGCGAACCGGAAGAAGAGTCGCCCCTGGAACAAGCCAGCGTTTTTCGCACCAGTGGTCCATCCGTCGATATTAAGGAGTTTACCCGCACAGGTGGCGCTCTTGCGGAGGGCCGTCCCGGTGCTGAACATCTGCGCTCAGAACTACAAAAATTGATCGAAGCAGTAGCGCAAACCAGCGGACAAGCCCCGCCGACTGGTCCGATAGAAATCCCTGTTGACGATCTTCGCGGGTACATCACCGAACTGCAACGCAAAATGTATCAAGGCACGTTCACCGGAGACGTGTACCGCGCACTGGACCACGTTTATAAGACTGCGGATGGCATTGTGACCGAAGCGGCCACGGCAAAAGGCACGCTGCCAATGTACAAAAGTCTGAAAGCCGATTGGACACAGTTCATGCGCGATTTTTACGACAAAAGTGCTCCGCTGCGCATGCTTAAAAACCGCGTGAATGCCGACAAGCGAGTGGATGCGGTGACGGGCGACGATAGCGCCAGGATCATGCAAGCGTTGGGACGTTATGCGCGGTTTGACACCCCTACAAGGGTAGAAATACAGGGGCGACCGGAAACGGCAACGGTCATCCAAATGGCAGGGCGCATTCTGGATATGGACTCCAGGCTGCGCAGCTTTGCCACTTCCGCGAGACTTCCGGAAGCACCACCGGAACGGCCCACCATGCCGAAACCACCAAAGTTACGTGAAGTTCCGGAACGTAAGCCCTACAAAGAAGCACCTGAAAAACCAACGGAAGAAAAGGTGGCACCGTTTGACATACCTGCTTGGGTGGCCAAGCGTGTCAATGCTCGTGCCGAAAAACTAGGTATGGCTGGTCATACTTTGGTGAGTTACTGGATCATCCGTGATATTTTCCACGGTCAGGTGCCATCACCGCAATTGATTGCCAGCCCTTTTGTGCAAGTGATGATTATGCGTTACCTGCAAAGTCCCGGTTTTGTCAACCGCATCACTCGCGGCGTAATGAGCGACCTGCCACCGGAACAGCAAGTGCGCCCAGGTGCAGCGGCACAACAACCACCGGGAGCAGCAGGAGTAAGACCAATCACACCAGAAGAGGCGGATCGTCGTTTGCGAGACGCCATAAAAACGGTGCAAGAAGGCACTGACTGGTGGAAGTGAGGAGCACATGGCCAAAAATCCTGAAAGCGTAAACATCAAAACGGAAGAACTGATTAGCGAGGGCGACGATCCCAAGCAAGCCTACGCCATTGCTAAAAACATGCAGCGGCGCGGTCGCCTTACGAAGAAGGGCGGTCACGTCGGCGGAAGGCGCGGCAAGCGCGTCACTCGCGGCGGGAAAAGAGTGACGCTGCGCAAAGGTTTCCGCAGGAGGAAGTGAATAGTTTTGCGGCATCGTCCGCGCCCGAATGGAAGGAACTCTACGAGGGACTAATGCCACTGGTCAGCCTAGGTAAAGTCGTTGTGCTCACTGCGGGAACACCTGTGCCATTACTTCCGACACTGTTTCAGCGACTTGCCATAGATAATTTCACACGAGCTAATGAAAATCCTCTGAGTCAGAATGGTGCTTGGACCAAGATAGTGCCATGGGGCGCGGAACAAGTTGTATCCAACAGTTGTCAGGGCACCATCAACGGAAACTGTGGTGCCGTCTATACCGGGGCAAAATTTCCGAATGACCAATATTGCGAACTTACCATCGGGGCGACGTTTGGTGTCGGAGCAGTACTGGGCTTATTGGTGCGTTGCACGGCTGGTGGAAACTGCTACGGATATTTTGTCACTGGGCCAGCGGGGTCCGCAAATAATGTTTACGCAAATTATGTTTTGAATGGAACCGGATTTGCGCTAGGTTCAGCGTTCACGCTTACGCCTCATATTGGAGATGTTTTCCGTTTGTTAGTCATGGGTGTTTCACCTGCAACTCTGTATTTCTATCAGAACGGTACGCTTGTAGATGTGCGCAGTGACTCAACCGCTAATTTAGCCTCTGGCATTCCGGGCATTAATGTTGAGGGTGGTGCGGGAGGAAATGCTAATTCCCAAGCCTCGTTATTTGCCGCAGGTGGAACTCCTGTCTCAGTAAATGCCAATAAAGTGTACTTTACTACGTTGAGCGGTCAAGTAGGACAGCAGATGTACGTTCTGAAGGCTGGTGCAGTTTATAACCAACTTGCTGCCGATACTTTTACTAGAGCTAATGAAAATCCGTTGAACCCTGCGTTGTGGACCACACTGGTATCTGGAACGACGACACCCCTGCAAGTCGTAAGCAATCTCTGCGAAGGGACCAACGTTGCTAGTGGTCTAAACATGGAAATTTATACTGGCGTGAGTTGGCCCAGTGACCAGTATGCGGAGGTGATAGTAAACACGGCTATCGACGCCAGTAATGCACTTGGTCCGATTTGCCGTGGAGTTTTGGGAGTGCAAACTTTTTACTACTTTCAAATTGGTGGACCACTTGGTGCAAGTGCTACCGTAAAAATGTTCAAGGTTGTAAGTGGAGCAACTACCCAACTTGGGTCAACAGTTACTATGACAATCAACTCTGGCGCAGTGGCAAGACTTGAAGTTCAAGGTACTTCTCTTGTGGGTAAAGTTAATGGAGTCGGCGTCATAACGGTGACCGATAGCAGCATAGCATCTGGTACTCCGGGTTTGTGGATACAATGTGCGGTCGCACTTGGAAATAGCATTGCTGGTGCTTGGGATGCCGGAAGCATTTCTGGTAGCACCATTCTTAAAGTTGGTCAAGAACTGAAGGTTTTGCAGAAGCCCACAGGTGGTCAATCTGACTCATGGGTGTTGCAAGGCAGAGGCCAAGCGCTCATCGACCTGAGCACGATTTATATCGACGCCGATACCAGCGGTGACGGGATTTTGGTTTCCGCTCTGATTTGAGGATTGATGGCCACACTTTTAGCATCGGACAACTTTGCTTCAGGCTCGCTTGCTGCCGGATGGGGCACCATGCCTATATTTCCCAGTGGCATGTGCCAAGTTGTGAACGCACCGCCGATGGTTACTGAAGCAAAGGTGCTTTCAACAAGCTACGGCCAGATGTGGACTGGCCTTACTTGGCCGAATGACCAAATCTGCGAAGTGACAATTCAGGCATTCACGTTGGCCGATGCCAATAACAGTATCTATCTATTGGTGCGTGCGCAGAATGCAACGGACAGTAGCTACTTGGCAAATTTCTACAGCAGCGGCGGAACGTCTTGGTCCTTAGTTCTGACCCGACGCGACAATGGCGCAGTCACAACGCTTGCGGGACCCATTACCTTAGCGGCAATTTCATCTGGCGATGTTTTGCGGTTGGCAGCAACAGGCGCTAACCTGCATGTCTATCAGAATGGTGTGCGCTTGGCTTATGCTGCAGATGCGACGTATGCGAGTGGCACACCGGCATTTGGACAGTACACGACAACCGCTCTGACCCACAATCAAATTTCTTCTTGGCGCGGGTACAGTGGTGTGCTTCAACCTGTCGGGTCAGGACTGGTTAGTTTGGGCAAAATCATTGTTTTTGCGGCGGGAACGCCTGTACCTGTTTCTGCAGTGCCGTTCAACTGTAATACCGCATATTTCACGACCCTTAACGGACAATCGGGGCAGCAAATGTACATCGGGATTGCTGGACTGACCAAAGCAACGCTCGCTGGGGCATTAAAAGTTTTGCAGAAGCCTTTGGCGACCCCTGCTACTGAGGACACATGGGTGTTAACCCATAGTGCAGCGCAGGGCGCGATTGATTTGAACAAGATTTTTATTGATGCCGACACCAGCGGTGACGCTTTGCTTGTTTCTGCGGAAGTCTGAGGAGGAGCCATGGTTGGCACACTTGGAAAAATAGTAGTGGTCACGGCAGGAACACCCGTACGCTGTATTGCCACCTCGCTCAACGTGAACACCGTGTATTTTTCCGCTGTCTCCGGTCAGGTGGGCCAGCAAATGTATATCGGTTTGGTGAACATGGTGAAAGCAACTTTGGTTGGCGTGCTGAAGATTGTGCAGAAGCCTTTGGCCACACCAACAACCCTGGATAGTTGGCCAGTCCAGCACAGTGTGGCACCCGCAGGGATTGATTTGAGTGCCGTCTGGATTGATGCCGACAGCAATGGCGACGGACTTCTGGTGAGCTACGTGATATGAAATGGCTGGCTGAGAACGCCGGGACCTTACTGCTTGGGACGTTGGTTCTTGGGCTGATTTTTGTTGGGCTGTTTGTCCGTCCCGATCCCGATACGCGCCTGTGCGACATTCAGTGCAACACCGCGCAGTGTGCGTGCGTGCGCACCTGCCCAAGCCACCGCAATTAAGTTGGGCAGCGGCAAGTAACCCCTGTGGTATGCGTGTCCTGGTTGCCATCCTTGGGCCATGAACAAAGCAACGCTGTGGTTTCTTTTGCTAGTTGCGGCGTTCCCGTTCACCATTCAGGCTCAAAACAACACCAGCGTCACGGCTACGGTCGTAGGGCCGAACAGCGCACCGTGGGCCAATGCCACTGGTTATGCCTCGCTCGTTTGTCCAGGGAATGCCCAAGCCTACATCGGCACCTCGCCCGTGCCCAGAACTTCCCCTACGGTAGGATTTGACAGCAACGGACACTTCACCCAAGTGCTTTACAACACCGCTGTGCTCGTGGATGTGAACAAAAATCCGATTTCCTGTTCCTACCAATATCACATCACCGATCAGTGCGGCACCAACGCCTTTATCACGCCTTCTCTCACGGGGATCACAGGTGCTGGTCCCGTCGATCTGAGCGGTCAGATTAATGCTGCTGCTCCAAATCCATGCGTGCCCAGCGGTGGCGGCGCGGCGTCCCCGCCGAACAACAGTCTGCAGTACAACAAAGCAGGTTCACTGGGTGGTACGGGTTATCTCTACAATCCCACCGATAACCAAAGTGCGGCCAGCGGCGCAAATTGTCCAAGCATCCCGTGTCAATCCATCACTCCATCGGCTGACCCAACTTTGGGTTTGTACTACAACTCTCAGGGTTTGCAAATCAACAGCAGTTTTGTTGTGGCCGGGAACATCAAGGACAGCGGCTTGACCGCAGGTAACTGCGTGCAGGCTGGCACGGGTGGTGTGCTGACCACCATTGCTGCGGCATGTAACGCTCCTACTGGAGTTGTGTTGGGCAACAATATCCAGACTTTCGGCAATTTCCAAGGGTCGGGAGCAAACAATGGCAGTGGCACGACCGCAACGGTGGGCGGCACGGCAGGCTCGAATGCTTTTGCCATTGCCTGCGGGCAATCCCAGAACAACGTGACCTTCGGGACTCCCGGTGGTGGATGGACTGCCTTGGCCAACAGTTGTTATGGCAACACTCTTTCGGTTGGGGCCACTACAGTCACGCAAACGGTTCCTAGCGGAGGAACTTGGACTGACACACTCTCCATTCTAACCACCACAGGGTCTACCCCGACTGTGACTACCGTGACGAGCGGTAGTTGTTTTGCAAGTGGCCCCGGAACTACTTGCACTGCCACACCAGCGGGCGTTTCTGGTGGCGCAACGCTTTTTATCAATAACTATTGTGCCAGCGGTCTTTCTTGGGTGCCCATGAATGAAGCCATCAGTGACAATCTAGGAGATGTTTTCCAGCTACTTTCCACCAATCAGAATGCTTCAGGGAGCACAGGTGCGGCAGAGTGGAACTGGATGGTAGCCAGCGCAGTCGGCGGAAGCACTACCTTTACGGTTGCGCAACTAGTTGGGCCATCGAATAACACTCTTTGTCAATTTCAGGTGTTTACGGTCACCAATATTTCGTCGCTGGTGCCGGGAAGCTACACACTGCAAAGCTCTGACGGCAGCAAAATAGTGCAGTTTGAAGGCAATGCCAATGTCAACTTGACGCTCCCTGCAGCGTTCAGCGCAGGGTACGCATCACTTATTTCCAACGACACTGCTGGAGGTACGGTCACATTTTCTTCGGCGCAAAAAATCAATGGCACGGGCATTCCTGTGACTATCATTCCGGGTGAACAAACTTGGGTGGTTTCAGATGGAACAAATTGGTTTACCAGCCAAGGTCAGCCACCGGGAACGCCTGTGCCCAGTGTAAGCCGTTTCGATGCCGGAAATTTTACTGGAGTTTTCACCACCAGTGTCACGAATGCCGCCATTTCACCAAGACTCTCGTTCATTCCGGTAACTCAATCTCAGAACACTGTGTATGCCGCGCCTGCTGCGAGCAACGGGACCGCCACCTTCCGTTTTCTCGCGCAAGCGGACATTCCCGCAGGGGTCGCCGCAAATGCCAACTTGGCTTTCACTAATCGCAACTTGCCTGGGAATGTCAGTATCGGCGCAAGCAGTACCACCACGGTTGACTCCGTGACCCTTGGTGCGCTTCCGGCAGCATGCGCCACGAACGGCTGCCGATTGCGGGTCAGCTATTCCTATTACTTCAGTGGTGGCACACAGGGCTGGTGCTGGGTAACCGATGGCACGGTGAACAGCCGCGCAGCCAACGACCTCTCCAACAACAACGGCAACCAAGAGTCCTGTCAGGATAACGTCATCCTGCCCGCGACATACTCCAGCGGAGCGACCCCAACAATTTCAACCAAGGTCAACAACCTTGGAGCACAGACGGCTTGCGCACAAACAGGAACTGCTGCTCCTTGCAACGTAGCCAATGCCAACGTGACCCTGAACAGCAATATGCAGATCGAAGTTATTTTGAGTAACTGATGAAAAAGCTGCTTCTTTTGCTGCTGCTTATCGCCGTTCGTTCAAACGCGCAGAATTCCACCACGGTCACTGCCACGGTCACCGATGCGGGTGGGGTGGCTTGGGCCAACGGAACTTACGAGTTTGATTTTGTTGGTTCAACTACGGTCAGTTGGGCGGGAGGGACGGTCCCGCGCACCATCAGCGGAAACCTTGACAACACTGGTTCACTCTCAAAAGCCGTTCCCAACAACAACACCATCAGCCCACAACCCAACAGTTGGAACCTGAAGGTCTGCCCCAACGCTCAAGTGACCGCACCACCATCATCGTGTTTTACGAAATCGAACATCTTCGTCACCGGGGCCACCCAGACGGTAAGCATCACTCCGCTTGCATTGGTTATCGCTCCAGGTGTCGGGCAGGTAGCCTATGCCACCAATGAAGTCTCTCCCGCGCCGCTTGGTTCACAAGTGCTTATCTATGGAGGGCAGTTGCAGATTTGCACCTCTGCGACGGGGAACACCTGCCTTACATGGTCGGCTGCTGGTGGTGGATCATGGGCAAGCATTACCGGAAAGCCGGGAGCGTGCCCATCAGGGCAGTTCTACATCGACATTGCTGCCGGAACATGCGCCCCGGCAGTCCAGCCTGTACTGACGCAACTGCAAACTTACGGGTGCTCTCCTATAGCCAATCCAGTTCCCAATCCTCCATGGGTGCCTAACAGTTCTGGGTTAATCATTGGCACTAGCTTTCAAGCAGTATCGGAAAGCGGCTTCGCTGAGTGCGAAGTGCAGCTACAAAATCAAGGTGTTGTGGCAGAAGCTACGGGTGGTGGTTGGAGTCTTCCGAGCGACCAGTACGCATCGGCAAACCTAGACCATTTTGCTACTGCTGGGACGCAAATTGTCGGCGGTGAAAACACTTGGCAGATTGGTGTTCGGGTACAAGCTCCGGGTGTAAACGGTGGAGGAGGCGAGTTTTGGGGCGTGTCCGCGCTTGACGACAATAGCGGCTACGTATCGCAGTATTTAGTTACTGGTCCCGGCGACAACACAGTTACGGTCGTCAATCCGCGTTATCTGCCTGTAGCAGGTGACGCTTACGAACTCGCTGCGGTAGGTTCGACAATTTACGCTTACTTCAATGGACTTCTGGTTGCCACGGTTATTGATGGAACGTGGTCAGGCGGAAGCACGGGCTTTTTTGTCGATTGTTTTGCAACGGGTGGCTCAATCCATGATTGTCAGTGGTCGCAAATCGCCGCAGGCGCTGCTGGCGCGTCCACTTCCAGCGTGGACTTTCCGGTATTTGCTGCGGGAGTGGGAGTGAACGCGCAAATGTTGCTGCGCGTCCAGATGACACGGCAAATCATGTTTCCGGCAGGGGCCGCATTGTCGAAGGCCACTGCCAGCGTGGCTGCCACGGGAAGCACCACCTTTACCTTGAAGAAAAACGGCACACCTTTTGCCACCGTTGTATTTGCCGTTTCGGGCACCACCGGAACATGGACCCAGGCAGCCGATGCGCAATTTGCCGCAGGAGACATTCTGGAAATCGACGGACCAGCAACGCACGACACTACCCTTGCCAATATTGGCATTACCTTGGCCGGATGCAAAGGAACGGTGACTACGTGTACTCCATGATTTTTCTGTTGTTCTGGCAGTTCGCGCAAGCTCCCGCAGCAACATGGACAGAAAAGCCTGTACCGCACTGGACCTGTCCTGCTGCTGGCTATATGCTGAATAACGCCCAGCAAACTCCGGTATGCGGAAGACGCACCAAGCATAATCAGGAACAGATGAAAGTGGACCTGACCACCGAAGAGTATATTTTCTGGAAGTGGACCCGGAAAATAAACGCAGACGGCAAGTTGGACCTCGCTTACCCGCAGGAAATCCGTAATCCTGGGTGCTCCATCGTGAGCACAGACAAAGACTTCAAGGGAAAACCGGGGCAGTCGGTGAACTTGGATTGCTACGGGATTGTGAAGAGGTAATAAGTTATGAAACGCTTAATGGTTTTTCTGCTGCTCGCCGCGAGCGCACACGCGCAGAGCACTATCGTGACTACCAACACCGTTGGAGGCAAGGGTCTAAGGGATGCCAATGGCATTGTGTGGTCCAATGGAACGTACTTTTTTGATTTTGTCGGTCCCAGTTCCGTGGCTTGGCCGGGGGGTGCGCTGCCACGTCACATCACCGGGAAATTAGGAGCCAACGGAGTTTTTACCGCATCTGTTCCTGATAACAATACCATCACTCCCGGCCCTTCCAGTTGGACGGTGACGCTGTGCCCCAACAATGCAGTTACCGGGGGAGCGGACCAGTGTTCTATCACCACAAACATTTTTGTCACTGGACCATCGTTGCAACTGAACATCACTCCTGATCCCATTACCATTCCTGGCACCACCAAGCCGCCCGTAGCAGCCTACGATGACTCTGAAATCACCGCTCCGGTAGTGGTGGGGTTGAACTATTTGAACATTGAAAGCCTGAGCGCTCCGGTAATCAGAACGTGCCTAGCGGTTTCCAGCAGTGGCAACTGCGCAAAATGGATAGATGCTCCCGGCGCTGTGGGTGGGTTGCCGACCATCCCTTCGGCGCACCTGCTTTTCGTGGACGGCACCAGAACGGATACCTACACTGCTGACGGTACTCTGGGAACGCCCTTCAAAACCATCATGGCGGCGGTCAATCAGATCGTTAGCAATGGTGACAATGCCCCGCCCACTCCGGTTATCTATCGCATCCAGGTCAATCCTGCGGTGTACAACGAAAGCATTGACCTCAGTAATCCGAAACTGAGCGCTCTGGTGTTTACCGGATATGGCGCGACGGTTGCCGGAACACAGACCATGCTGAAAATCCGCAACAACGACGGCATGAGCGATGTGCTGTTCTACGGCTTTCTGTTCGATTTCACGGGGTCCACCGCTCCGTTCTTTGACATTGGCAGCAGCACCAACAACACCAATTTTCTGAGCGGCACGTACTACTCTTTAGGACTGCAGTTTCTCGACACTTCGTTTATTGGCACGGGCAACGCCAATATCGGGCAAGCGCAAAACTGCGTGTTCGACCGCACCTTCTTTCCGCAAAGTTCGCCAAATTTTACTTTCACGAACGATAGTTTGGTGGTCATGCGCAACACCCAGGTCAGTCAAGGTGGCACGGCTAATTTGGTCACCGACACGACGCAGCCGATCCCCAGCGGCTTTAGCGCCACACAATTGCAGTTGCGCCATTCAAGCACCCGCCTTGCCGTGACTATTGGCGCAGGGTCGCAACTGGTGCTTGCCGATGGCGTGCGCATCATCAATACCATCACCGTGAACGGGCTGCTGCGCAATTTCAACTCCGTCACTACCGGAGCGGTGGTGGTGAACTCTGGCGGCACCTATCGCTGCGAGGCTGGATGCGTCAATGCCGGGACCGTCACTCTTAACAGTGGTTCTACTTTTCAGCCGCTGGGCACCTACGGGATGAACGATCTGTTTCTTGGACAGCAGCAGCATATTCTCGGCGGAACAGCCACACCAAACGGTGTGGTGGTTGGCAACCCAGGAGATTTATACCTTTGCACTACTGGTGGAGCGGGCCAGACCCTGTGGATTAAGGAGTCCGGAGTGGGCACCAACACGGGCTGGAACAACAAGTAGGGAGGTTCTTATGAACGATTGGTTTTCTCAACATCCGCACTTGTACATGGTTACGGTCTTGGTGGCTTACTGGGTGGTTTCAACATTTGTGGATCGTCTTCCAGCGCCGACTGACAAAAGTGGAGCATTGTACAAATCGCTGTATACGGCCTTGCAAGGATTTAGCGCCAACTTGAAAAATGCTACCGCAGGAATGCGTGCGCTGTTGCCGAAACCTGCCGCTCAAGCGCCGGCAAAACAGCCAGCGCCGCCCACGCCACCGTCGAAGAAGCCACAATGACTGCTTTCTGGACTCATCTGCTGTTAAGCCTCGTGGTGGCCACCATTCTTGCTGCGTTCATCCGTGCCCTGTTTCTGGTACGCAATGAAATCGCATCGAAAGGCACGGGAGAGTTTTGGGGATTTATCGAGCGTAAGTTTGATGTTATTTCCTTGCTGCTTCTGCTGCTCGTTCTGTTGAGTGCCGCGCTTTATTTCCATCAAATCATTACCGACACGGAAACCAGTTGGCTGGAGCAGACTATCACCACCATTCTCGGCGCGTACATCGGATTGACGCAGACCAGCAAACATCCGCCAGAACCACCAGTAAGTAAAACGTGAAGGGAGATTTCATGGAACCGAAACCTTACAACGATATGGATGCCGCAGACTTGCTGGCACTCTGTGTGTGGCGCGAAAGCCGGGGCGAGCCGGATGCCGGGAAGCTGGGTGTGGCCTACAGCGTCATAAACCGCGTGCAGCGGCCCTGCTGGTGGGGCAATACCATCCATACGGTGGTGTTGAAACCCTATCAATATTCTTCGTTTAATCCAGATGATGTGAATGCTGATTTGTGGCCGCAGGATGATGATCCCTCGTGGAAAGCCAGTCAAGAAGCCGCCCAAGCAGCTATTGGAAACGAACCCGATCCCACCGAGGGAGCTACGCACTACCACGCCACGGACATTGATTTCCCAAAAGGGTGGGGAAACATTGCGGAGTATCAGCAAACGCTTTTGGTCAGTGGTCATGTTTTTTACAAGTACTTGGGGAAACCCTAAAAAGGAGCACAACGTATGAAATATCTCTGCGTCATAGAAGTACTCAATCAAGTCGATGGTCCACCGTCAGGAGGACCTCCAGGTATCTGGGGTCCACCTGGACCGTGGCCCACACCACCAATCTACTTGCCACCGGGAGGAGGAGGAGGAACACCTCCGGGGATTTGGGGTCCTCCAGGTCCATGGCCAACTCCACCGATCTATCTGCCTCCAGGTCCATGGCCAACTCCACCGATCTATCTGCCACCGGGAGGAGGAACACCTCCAGGGGCACCGGGAGTTCCAACGTTCCCGATCTGGGGTCCTCCAGGTTTCAATCCACCAGGACCAGGGTATCCACCAGGGATTGGTGGTGGCCCAGTTATCCCGCCAGCGCCCGACGCGCCTCCAGGCACGCCAGCACTGCCGATCTGGCCTCCTCCGGGGATCAGTCTTCCGCCAGTTCCGGGTTATCCGCCCGTGGCGCAACATCCCATCGTGTTACCGGGACCGCCCACGGCACCACCACCGTCAGAGGGCATCAAGCCCCCTCCTCCGGGTGGTGGGTGGGGCTATCATCCAGATTTTGGCTGGGGCTATTTTCCAGGTGGTGGCGGAAAACCAGTTCCTCCAGGCTAAAATAAACAAGAAGCCATCCGTGGATTTTCAAGCACGACGTTTCAGACCACGGATGGCTTCTTCTACTGGCAGCGTGGACATGTCGCGCAAAATGTTTTCGGGAACGTTGTAGGAGTAGCCATAATTTTGGTTTAATCGACCCCAAAACTTTTCCTGTCTTGCTTCGTAATCACGACACCACCCTGCAATCCAAAAGCGGGGCGCTTCCCATGCCAGCACTAAAACATAGATGCCCATGTGATCGTCTTTTTGCACCATTAGGTGCGCGGGGTCGGCATCGGTACGAGTACAGCGACGATGAAATGGTTCCACGTCCGGTCCAGCGTTTCCTTTACTGTTCCAATGCAGAAGATGACTCCATTGCAGATACTCCTTTTCGCTCCAGCGATGAAGCACGTACTCTCCGTGACATGACCAATAGTTATCGTAAAAGGCGCGATGTTCCGGCATGCCTCGTCGGTCGAAGTGTCCCCTGTAAATGTCTGGAGTAATGCGCTCGACAGACAGGTAGCCGCAGTTCAACATTTCCTGCTTGTCGAGGTCCCATGGGATTTGTATTGGCTTTGGGCGCGGCACGGAATGCGCGGTTCTTTTCTCCCCTCGCGCATCGCGAAAAACACGGCAGCAGGGAGCCGCCCTCCCCGCTACCGTGTCACAAGGAAACTGCTTCAGACCTCATACCGGAACACCGGGAACAAGAAAAGGGGATTGTTTCCGCATTACTTTCGCCTGTAGTCGCGCAAACCCGAAGTACGCCACTGTAGCCGTGAATGTCACCAAAACCTACGCAAACGTAGATGAACCTACGTCAACCTAAATCAACAACTCCTTTGCTATCAACGTAACTTCTGTCTGTTCAGAAGGTTAGGAACGTTGAAATCGTTCTCATAACCCGAAGGACGTTGGTTCAAATCCAACCCCCGCAACAACTTACAGACACAGCCAATCTACTGTAGTCGAAAATGTCACCACAATAAGAAGGGCCACCTTTTCGGAGGTGGCCCTGGTTGTTTTTGAGCGAGGGGTCGTGGGTTCAACTCCCACCACCCCCACTAAAAGGCGAGTGCTCTACCCTGTTGTTGAGCTACACCCCCCTCATGGCTTTGATCTTCTGTTGTTCGCTCTTGCGGCGCGTAGCAATCTTCACCATAGCCTCGCGCAGGTCGGCGTCGTCGGTAATGTCGTAGCGCCACAGCATGCTGTCGGTTTCGTGTCCGGTGATTTTCATAGCCACTTTAGTGGGCACCCCGGCGCGGATCAGGTTGCGAGCAGCACTGCGCCGCAGATCGTGGAAGATGCGTCCATGGTATTGGCAAGCCCTGCCACAGTGTCGTTTCTCCGCACCCTGGTGCCCGCAGACGCGGCAAATCATCTTGCCCAAGCCGATGGCTATACAAGCAGTGTGCCATGCCTTGCGGAACTCGCAGATAGGATCACCGTCGCGGTGGAACACCCACTGCGAGAGCACCACACCTTTGTCGGTTTTGATGGAACGTGCCTTCCTGCGGCGTTCCATGATGGCAGCTAATTCCGGGTGAATGTCAAAAGGGATGTGGTAGGGACGGTCGTTCTTGCTGTTCTTGCTGCGCAGCCGGATGGTGTCCTCTTCCACATCGTTCCAAGTAAGCGTACTGATGGCATTCAAGCGCCAGCCGATGATGTAGCCGAAATGCACGAAGTCGCGCAGATCATCATCCGGCAACCACTTCAGCAAGGTATCAATTTCCAGGTCGTTGAAGAAACCCTCGCGCACCGTCGCAGCTTTCAGGTCAGGCATTACTGGTGCAGGGACTTTGGCAAGCTCGAACGCCTGGATGAGCACCTGTAAGCGATTGCGGATGGTGCTGTCGGCGTAACCGTCCTGGCGCATATCCTTGCGATAGTCCTTGAGCGTTTGGTCGGTGATGACGTTGGACATTCTGGTGCCAAAGGCTTCTTTCACCAGGGCGAAGAGGCTCAAGTTTTCCGTGGTGTCGATGCCGCGCTCCTGGTAGTCCTCTTGCAGGTTGTCAAGCAACTGCCCAACGGTTTGCGGTTCCGCTTGGGGCTGTTCTTTCGGATCGACAATGCCCTTTTCGGCGCGAAGATATTTGGCGTGCTCCCCGGCCAACATTTGCATTGCCGCTTTTTCACTTTTCTTGGTGCCGTCGTTCTCAAT